AATCGCAAATATTGAATACTTTCTTGATACTGTTTTCTGTACAGCACACCAGAATACTGTTATCGTACTTTTTCTGGAATTCTTCTCTATCCATAATCTTTTTATTTTTAGGTTCTGTGAAATATCTATATTGATTGTCAAGAAAATAGGGGCTACTTCAATTTTCACCCCTTCTTTCCGTGTACTTAATAATTTGCGACCCTTTGTCGGGTATTGGCGACGAAAGTCTTGTTGTTTCCGGACAGCTTTATGGGTCCAAGATTCTCCCAGTCACCGTTTGCCCATGTTTTCGTTATGATGGAATCTATGTACTTGTCCATATTCTCCTTGATAAGCTTCTTTGCAGGTGCCAGGGAATGGAAGGTGAACATAGGGCTTGTCTCTTCGCAGTCCACATCGTGTTCCCACTTTTTCAATTCCTTGTTGAATCTGTCACCCTTGTACTTCATTGTTACGGGTTCACTGAAATATACTGTATAGGTTTTCATTTTGTTTTGATTTTTAGTGGTTAATGATTATCTGTAATATTGTTCTTTTACTGCCTTCGTTATCGCGTCCCCGTATTCTTCCGGGCTTGCCAGATAGGGTATCTTGAAAAGTTCCGATACGAGTTCGAGCTTTTCCTTGTTTGTCATTCTCTTTGCCATGTCCTTTATGAGAGTTACTCCGTTCATGTCTACATATTCCTTGTATGCTTCATGGAGTTCTCCGCGTTCGTCCAAATCGTCTATTATTCTTCTTGTAGGGAAGCAGCGCAGTATCTCGCTGATATAGGTGTCGTCCCCGTTCTTCTCTATTTCATTATAGATAGGGTCAAATGAATATTCGTCCATAAACTCCATCACCTTTTCTGCGATTTTCTTTCCTTCCAGTCTTACTTTGGGGCTTGCCATAATCTTTTGTTTTTATTTGTTTGACATCTTGTTTCTTATCACAACGCAAATATAAGACCTTATTTGGACATAAGCAACTGCGTATGTCATTTTAACATAAGATTAACATATCAAAGGATATAATAAAAGCCAGCTATTTATCACAAACCGCTGGCTGTCAATTAGATATTAACTACTAATACTCAAAAAATGAACATAAAGTTTTTCGTTTGATTTTAAATCTCGTAGTCCACATCCCATGTTATCGAATCCAAAGATACGAATTTATACCCGGTTTCCTCTTCCAGGACTGATTTTATTTTCTCTACTTCCTTGTCTGTAGGAGGAACCTGCATTATTTCCACATCCATAGGCACATGTACCTGTACCGTTGTGTCCTCGTCCATTCTCATTGTTGCGATTGCTACTATCATACTATTTATTATTATAGGGTTAATTAATCATTGTTTTCTTCCGGTATTGGTTCTTCCTGCATCCATTTTACATACATCCTTTCCATGCACATGTCAATTTCTTTTAATGCTTGTTGTTCGGTCAGACCATATTCTTTTGTAAGTCTTTCCATCATGCGCTTTATAACTTCTTCAACATATATCTTTACCATAACTACTTTATTTTTAATTGTTTAAATAGGTGTACTATCTATCGCAGACCGTACACCACATGAATTTTGAAAATCATAAATTAACTAAAAGTCAAAACAAAATGTAATTATTTCTTTCCGATTTCCACACCCTTCATTTGTCGTAGGCGGTTAAGAAGCCGTTCCCTGGTCTTTGATTTGGGCGGTTCCTCGATTATTTCTGCCTCGACTATTTCGGGTATCATTTCTTCCACGAATTTTTTGTTTTCTTTCTCTATTTCTCCCCAGTCATACGTTTTTATGAGTGCTCCAGGAAGCATAACCTTTTCGGAACCCAAAACCGGGTTGCTTGCAAAGCCGTTAAAGTCCTTATAATAGGAGGTGCAAAGCTGGTGCATCAGTATTTCGGGTCTTATTCCCGATTTTGCGGCTACCATACCCACTATTAGACTGTTTACGGGGATGTCTCGCATTACGCGGCTTATGTTCTCTTCACCATGCAGGGTTGCGTTTATGTCTATTTTCCCGTCAACTGTAAGTTTAATTTCATTACCTTTTACTTCCTTCCGTGCGGCTTCCAACAAAGCGCGTATTTCCTTTAGGATATTGAGTGCACTTCCCACGTTTCCTTTGCTCCAGAACTCTTCATATTTGAGCTGCAAGTCTGTCATACAGTCATTTATGATTTCCAGTCTTCCGGCTTCCGTTGCCACCTTATAGCGGTCAGAACGCATCACGTACTTGCTTTGCCTTGCCTCTATGAGTGACTTGTGATTGTTGAAAAATTTTACCAAATCTTCTTCTCCCAGCGAATAACCTTCCTTTTTCCGGATAATTTTAATAATATCCTTGGGGTTGTGCATGGAGCCGAACAAGTCCAGTAACATAGGTGTCAGCTTGGCAAGCGCCTTTGCCTTGTCATTATGCAAGTCGAAAGCGTGGAAATACTCGCTCTTTACCCTGTGGAACTTGGCAAGAAGAGGCAACATCACATTTGTACGAATTTCTGTAGCGTCGTTTATTGCTTCCTGGGATGCTCCGCGTTTCGCCATGATACCTTTTATGTTGACAAGTTTAAGGTCTATGACATAGGTATATCCTTCGTTCCCCTCATACTGCATGAAACGGTCGGGGTGCTCGTCAAGCTCCCTTCTTACCATCTCATAAGCTACGTACTTGTCTTGCATGTAGGGAGAAGCAATAAGCACGAAATCGGGCGCATCTTTTAGAATGTCCTCTTTAGTATATTCTATCTTTTTTGCCATATATAGAAGTTTTACCCACAAAGGTAAGTTTTAATAGGGAAATAATCAATAGTTATTTCACCAAATCAATACCATGTACACGAAACCAAAACTTCTTCCTTTTCCTGTTCAACAAATGAAACCTCCGGTTCCACATTTTCACTGATTGTTGATTCAAACCACAGCATTTCTTCCGGTTTCGCTGTCATATCCGGTTCCATAAATTTTTCTTTGTTCATCGTAATATCTTTCTATTTCTTTTTCTACTGATGTAATTTCCCACGGCTGTAGCAACAAGTCCATTTTTATAACCTTGCATTGAGGCAGCCATACCCTGTCATTGTTGTACTTGACATTCTGCACCGCATGCACATCCACCTCTACCAAATAGCGGTTCTCCTTTCCAATAACAACGGGTTCAAAGTTGACCGCATAACACGCCATCTTATGTACAAAGTCTTCCTTGTCTTTGTATTCAAGTACGAAATTGCAAATAAAACCGTCGTTGTTGTCGTTATAAGTCTTCGTAACCTTCTTTTGATAGAGGTAAGCGATTATTTTCTGTATCATATATCCCAGTCCTTTAGCGCCATTTCCAGGCATTGGCTTATACTTAACTTCGGGTCTTCCTTTAGGTATTCAAGTGCTGTAACAGCTACTTCCGGTTCAAGTCCGTATCTGCTTGCCTTTATCATGCACTCCAACCAATAGGTTCTTTCTTCTGTGTAGGTCATTCTTTACCCTCCTTATTCTTTTCTACAAGTTCCAAATTTTGAGGTATGAACGCGCGTTGTTCACCGTCTATCTTCAAGTGATAATAGCGGTTGCCTTCCGTTCCGCATATACTTGCTACTTCCGTAATCTGTCCGATTAGCATCATGTTGGAACAATGGAGTATCTTTACCTTGTCGCCTACTCCGAATTTCTTAGTTTTCATAATTCTTTTCTACTTTATAGTTAAACGCTTCCAGGAACGCCTCTACCACCATTTTATTGAGTATAGTTTCTTCCTGGTGTGTATAGATAGGGATAAGGTGGTGTTTCCGGCACCACATATCCATCATCTTCGATTCTGCAAACTGCCACAAAAGCTTTTCATAACTTTCTTCCGTGTGCACCTGGGTTTCTCCTTTGGGTTGATTATTCGTATCATAGTATTGTAATTGTGAAGGGCTTTTAAAAGCCCTTCTTGTTATTTGACGTTTATAACAGTGATAAACTCACATTTTGCTATCAGAGAAAAATCTCCGCTTTCCATGTATTCCTTATTTCTCTTTTCAATAAGTTTTGCTTCTTTTTCACTGACTTCCTTACCGTTAACAAAATACTTTTTCATAATCTTATCTTTTTACTTGTTTGACTTATCGTTTTCCTTATCACACCACAAAGATAAGATTATGTTATGACATACGCAAGTGCTTATGTCGTTTTAACATATAATTAACATATCAGTCCTTTTCCACATATTCGATTATAGGTGTTTCCTCCACCTTTATCAACCTACATTCGCCTACAAGGTCTTGCATGTATTCCAACGCTTTAGTAGAGGACTTAATGAAATCCTCATGCTGTTGCAATACAACCATCTTATATTGCCTTATCTTTCCGGATATGGTAGCCTCGCTATATACGCCCGTGCACTTGTACCATCGTCCCCCGTGTTCCTCATTACGTTTTACCGAATCTATAATCACCTCCTTAATAGGAGATATGGCAAAGTCCGCATCTATATTAAGCATCCCATATCTGGTTGCCATTGTTTCGGCATCCATATAATTTTCTGCCTGTACCGCTATGACATCGACAAACTTCTTATAAGCTCCACTTGTCGAATTCGGGTCGGGTGCCATGTAGGTAAACGTGCACTCGAATATCATTCTTTTTCCTCCTCTTCCTGTTTGGGACAAAGCACGCATATAAGGACTGCCGGATATTGGCATACAAGCGGAATACAAGCCGTTTCCGCGTTTCTGTTCTTTCCCCTTATCCTTCGTATCAAATCATCGAATTCTTCCTTTTCCACGAAAAGATATAGAGGATGCACCTTGTAATCCTTGTCCTTCTGTATCATGATTTTTTGCTGCTCCATATGGATGTTAAGCATTTCTTGTGTAGGCAGGTATTCTTCCAGTCCTGTTACCTTGTTGGCGCATATAAGCGATACACTCTTTCCCGGTTCAAGTACGGGGATATACATTTTTTGCTTTTTCATAACTTTAAATATTTACCTTTGTCAATTCTTTTTACTTCTCCTTTACTCATTTTCTTTAATAGGAAGTGGTCTATTCCACTTCTTACAGAACCGGGGTGGAAATCCTTTATCTTTGAGATAAATTCAATCCGGCAAAATTCCGTGCCCGGTTTCATGCGCTTAAATTCGCGGTCTATTTCCGTATATACGGTCTTCTTTGGTTCGTCGTTAAACATTGCAATATACAAGCTCCTTTCTTGCTCTTGTTATGGCTACAAACAATAAACATTTTTCATTATACAGTGCTTCTTCCGTGTTCGCATACTTGCTGGGAATCAAACTCCTGTTCAGCAAGAAAACACGGTCTGCCTCCAGTCCTTTAGACTTGTGGATAGTGGATAATACGATACCTTCCGTATCGTCCTTATATATCTCCTTTATATTGTCTTCCAACTTCTTCATATCTCCCCAGTTCTTGTAAAGCATTTTCAATATAGTACACTTTTCAAGAAGGGTTACATAGGAAGGGTTATTTTTTGCCTGGATATCAGTAAAACCCCGTTCTTTGAGTTCCGAAATTTTCCTTTCACACATCGCGTCCAGGTCCTCTATATGTTTTATCTTATCCACCAACGCCACAAGTGCATCACCGTAATCCTTACCTTTTATTGTCGCTTTCTTTCCCATTTCTAACAAATAGAGAAAGACAGTTGCCAAAGGTAGGTTGTTCCGGCATAGAATAAAATCCCCGTTTTCCGCTTCGTCAAACTCTCCTTTTCTTACAATACCGTCTATCGCATTAGGTGCAGCAACAATCCCGTTGTTAAAAACTTTTCGAGCTTCTTCGACTATGTTCTTGCCGCATCTGTATGTAATATCCAACGGTAATACTATGGTGTTGGGATAAGATTGCAAGGACTTGAAAACCTCTAAAGAACTCCCCTGGAAACCGTATATACATTGCCTGGAATCACCAACAACTACAAATCGACCGCTTTTCTTTATATAGCGTAAAGCAAGCTCTTTTTGTAAGGTATTCGCATCTTGTTGTTCGTCCAAGGTAACAATATCATATTTAGGGAAATCCTCACTATCAAGTAGTTTGTAAGGGAAATAAAGCATATCAGTAAAATCAATGTTAATTTCTTTTACTGAATTTATCTTCTTCATTTCCTTGTGCCAGGCATTTCTAATTTGTTCCATGTCCTCTACCATACGTTCCTGGAATTCGATATTCTTTTCAATACAGATACCCGGTATTTCCTTCTCGTAATCCGTAATAAGGTTGACCCTTATGTAGTTCCATATTATTTGAATCTCGAATAGGTATCGAATCTGCTGCTTCACGTCCATATCCTTTGTGTCCAGAATTTTCTTCCCGATAACAAAGCATTTATTCTCGTTGATTTTCGGTTTTATACGGAAATTGGAAAGCAGCACGCGCAAACCTTTAGAGTGAAAGGTGTTGACGTCTATATGGGACGGCAAACGTTCCCTCAATTCTTCCGCAATGCTTTTGTTGAATGCCATAAACAGAACCTTTTTATTAGGTGGTGTCCTTCTGCAACACTCCACTATGCAAGTTGTCTTGCTGCTGCCTGCTGTTGCTTCTATGGCAATGTTTTTCCGTGTATTTTCGTATGCGTCGAAAATGGCTAATTGTCTGTCACTCCATTTCATCTTGTAAAATAGGTTAACTGATTGATATAATCTACCAATGATTTATAGTCTTTTTCGCGCTTCATGTCCATTTTCTTTTTAACTACGCTTAGAACATCACCGAATTCTATATTATTGTAGAAAACAGTCCTGTTGTAGTCTATCTTATTCATTACCCATATGTCTACGTCCACATCCTCTATCTTTATACGATATAGAGGATTTGTTTCCGGATATTCGGAAAGGATGTCGCTTTTCATGTCCTTGTTTATCCCTGCCATTGTCTTTAAAACGCGTAATGAATCGTCGCTTATCCCTTCCATCTCTATATCAAGGTCGTGTGGTTCCACATTGAAACCATGTACATACATAGCCATACTTCCACCCACAACCATGCGTTTACACTGCAAATTGTTCTTTAATACGTTCAAAACTTTAAACAATTTGTTAACTTTCTCTTCTTTAGTAAAAACAAAATCCTCATTCATAATTCTATTATTTTATCAAGTTCGTAATTATCAAAATTCTTATAATCTGCCAGCATATCGGCTACATGGTTCCCGTATATTATAGGGTTACTCACATCCTTTTCATGTCCCCGGACTTTCATAAACCGTACGACCATCCGTCTACGCTCGCATAGTTCTTGTTTTATTTTTTCTATAATATCCTTGTTTACCGTCGGTCTTAATTCCGGGTCTGTCATACAGCTAACCGCATACTGGCTATCGCTCCATATCGTAACCTTTAGAGGCACGTCCTTTTTCATGCTCTGCACGGCATGCAATATCGCCCTTAGTTCACATCTGCTTATAGTGGTGTCGCTATACCCTTTGGAGATAAAGTATTCCTTTCCTTCTTCCTGGATATACACACCGCAACCGCCAAGACGTGACTTCCATTCACAACTGCCGTCGGTAAATATTGTTATTTCTTTTCTTTCCATTCTTTCAACTTCTTTATCAGTGCAATATCCATTGAATCGTCACGGCTTACCTGTACGTCAATACCCTTGTTGACTGCATCCGTTACTTTTATCTTTCCGTCTAATAATTCGCGTATCTGCGTGTCTATTGTGTCACTGGACAGCAAAAAATAGACGTTCATAGTCTGCGTCTGCCCCATGCGGTCTATACGCCCGGTTGCCTGCTCCAGTTCTGCCGGACGTTGCGGCAATTCAATAAACGCCATGTTGTAACAATGTTTCTGCAAACCGTCTATACCCGTAGATAATGATGCAATGTTGGCAAAAAGGAAAGTCTTTTCTTTCTTCCATGTCTCAACCTTCCGCATCTTCTCTTCCGTACCGTATTTCCCGGTCACAACCTCACTGTTCTTGAACTCCTTTCCAAGCCTTTCCAGTATGTCGGTCGTGATACCGAACACTATCATTTTCTCGTCCTCGTTCGCCTCGCTCCACTCCTTCAAAAACTGGATAATAAACTTTATCTTTCCGTTTATAGACAGCTTTTTCAATCCAGACAACCTTACAAGCTGCTCCGCACGTATGGCACGTTCTGCCGCCTCTATGTCAATATTAGCCAGCCATTCGATAAAATCCTTTTCTGCCTTCCGATACTCCTTTTTATTGGTTATCGGCACATTCACCGTCTGTTTGATTATAGGCGGCAATTCGTTCACCACGTCGCGCAATTCTTTCCGGAAATAACAGTAATGCTTTATTACCTTGTTCAGTTCCATCGTACACGAAGCCCCGGTACATACAAGTCCAAACCGCGTTTTCTTTGCAGCGCAATATCTGTAGAGATAATATAACGAATCCGGGAATATCTCTTTAAATCTTCCAAGAATTCGTAATATATTGATAAGCTCCTGGGGTCTGTTCATAATTGCCGTACCACTTAATCCTATGGTTTTTTCTGCATTCTCCACGATTTTTTGCACGCATTTAGAGCGTATAGATTTCGGGTTCTTACATAGGTGTATTTCATCGATTACCGCTAATCCCCATTTCTTGGTAAGGGAACGGCTGTAACGAAGTTTTACTTCTTTCTTACCTTCCTCCTTTGCGCTGCGTTTGAAAAGATAGTCATAATTTATTACCGTAACATCCGCTTTCCAGTCCGTGTTGGTCTCGTCCTTTGAATCAATCACATGTACCGTTCTGTTAGGGTTACACAACTTCCATTCGTTGACCCAGCTTTGTTTTACCGTTGCCGGACAAACCACAATGCAGGGGAATAGGTTAAGCAATTCTGCCAGTGCTATGGACTGTCTTGTTTTCCCTACGCCCGGACCGCAACCGTTAAGGCAATTGCCATGATTAACCATATAGGACACGCCCTCTATCTGATAATCCCTTAGATGTAGCGGCAATCCCAGGTAATCGAACATTTCTTTCAACTCCTTTTCATTTACAAGGGGCTTGATTTCCTTTAGGGGTATTTCTATCTGTCTTTCCGGTTTTTCGTTCTTGAATCCGTTACCCTCCAAGAAATATTTTAACATTTGAGATTTTTCTAAAGAAGGTTCAAAATACCACTCTTTCAAAGCCGGGTTATATTTGGCTCCGAAATCACGTTTCATTTTATTTACAAAATTGGCGTTATAATTAAAGCCAATATAAACGTAGTCCTTATCTCTATACCAATATCTCATTACCAAAAGATTTACAAAAATAAGAGGCTTATTTTCTCAAACCAGCCTCTCCCACTATGTCAAACAAACAAAAGAAACTCAATCAAACATTGAATTTTTCCTTAAATTCCTCAAACGTGAAAACGGGTATTCCGTATTGTTCCGCTTTCTTTTCCTTGATGGTTCCCAATCCTTTTTCCTTCACCACCAGGCATGTTGTTTTCTTGCTTACAGAAGAACCTATCTTATGCCCCATGTCCGTTAATTTCTTTTCCGTATCGGGCGAACGAAATCCGGTAAATACAACCGTCATTTGTCCTTCAAAGGTCTTTTCTTCCAATCCGTAATAAGTTATAGGGATATGTGCGGAATCATCATCGTTCACCCACCAATCTTCAATACCTAAAACAAATGCTAAAGCTGTATTAAATCCGACACCTTCAACTTTGTCTTCAATGTCAGCCGCCCAACTTTCATCACATTCTTTTGCAAAATCAGCTACATCTTTACAAGTATATAACTTTAATCCGTCAAGAATTTTTTGGCATGTCTTTTCGGCTATTACACCCCCAAATTTATTATAGGCTGTCAATAATTTTGCAAAGTTCGTACCTTTCTTTTTTAAGTTTTCAAACTGTCTTGACAGTACCTTTGCACCTACATTTCCTATGCCTTCAATCTTCTTAAGGTCTTCCTCTGATAATAGAAGAATGCTATCCGGTGTCTTGTAGCCAGCGTTAAACAGTTTCTTTATTGTCGGTTCTCCGAACTCTTCAAAATCTAAAGTGTTGAAAAAATATACACATTTGGCAAGCATTACACCGTCACAATTTTTGTTGAAACAAATCAAGTCCACATTGTTTCTGTCCATCTCCAAAGGTTTCCCACAAACGGGACACTTGTCGGGCAAACAACTTTTTAAAGTAGGCCAAGACACGGTAAATATATGTTTCGGTATCACATCACCAGAACGGCAAATAATGACACGTGAACCTGGCATAATAAAATTATCCTTTACATAACGGGCATTATATGCTGTACATTTGGAAACCGTAGCTCCGCACAATTCAACGGGTGTAATGTCGATTACCGGGGATAATCTGCCGTCCTTTGAAATCTGCCATCTTACATTTTCTACCTCTGTTTCCTCTCTTTCCGACCAATCCGGGTTCTTGTAGGCAATTGCATAACGTGGGTTGCCGTTCGGCAATCTTCCAAGCTCTTTTCTTATTTTTGCGCTATCCACGTCTATAACAAGACCATCGCATTTGTAATCATTTGTTATGCCCTTGAAAATATTGTCCATATATTCATTAAACATCTTTTCGCTATGAATGATTGTTTCTACGAATGTTTCTACATAACGAACTTTTACAGATGAATTGTCATTCATAAAGGCAATCATGCTTACCTTGTCCCAATCCTCGTTAGAATATCCATACCTTATATACTGCACGTCCCTCATATTTGGAGATACAGTAGGAGAATTGACAAGACCAGCTACCGCATTTCTCGCAGACTTGTAATTTGTCCGCTTCTTCAATGTCAAGAAAGTGGAATTACGGAAAATGGCTTCTCCGAAAGTATAATATCCTTCCGTTCTTTTCACGTCCTTAAATCCGTGGTTAATCATCTGTTCAAAATGAGAAGTACAATTCTGTCCTACCTCGCCATTTCCGCGCGTCCACGCCTTCTTGTTATATTCGTCCACGCATAAGGAAATTCCATCAAATTTAGGAGTGATAATCAGTCGGTCTTCATTTTTCAGTCCACATGACTTTACCCACCTTACAATCTCGTCATAAGTTTTTACCTTTTCAAGACTGTACATCGGAATAGGAAGTTTTTCTTTTCTTCCAGAAACCTCGTCATTAACTCCTTTCTTGAACCAGTCCGCATTAGGGTTAACTGCATGCAGTTGTTCTACCAGCGCGTCAAATTCCGCATCCGTTATTTCCGGCTCGCCTCTACGATAAGCGTTGTTATATTCCCTTATCTTGCCCTCCAATACTTTAGGGTCTACATTTGATTTTACCATAGTTAAAACTCGTTTTTCTTGTTAGAAATAAAGTAAATGTAATCGTCACTTCCAAACTTGAAGTCCTTTCTCGGTCTTCCCTGTAACCGGGTATCTATTCCGATAGGGTTCAATTCAGACAACTGGAAAGTAAGGTGCTTAACATCTTCCGTTATATCCACCGCTCCGCGCGCCTCGTTAAACGGATTATCCCTTGTCTTTGTGACAAAGTTTTCCACCATGAAAACTTTATAGGTTCCCAAAAAGTTTACTGTTATGAACTTGTAGCCCGTGAGAGCTACAAGCGTCCAGATATTTTCTATTAATTCGTTCACGTTACTAAAATTTTAAATTTTATTCCCTTATCACAGTGCAAAAATAAGATTATGTTATGAGATACGCAAGTGCTTATGTGCTTTTAACATATAATTAACATATCACCCACCGAAAAAGTCCTTAGTCATTTTATCCCTTTTGGCTTGTATCCTTTCATTAATACCCTCTTTTTCAATGCCTTTCTTGTATCGCGCCTTAAGGATAGAGGCTTTGTTTTCGTTGGATTGGGAACCGAAAGAAGCGAACGCCACGTTTATATCGCCTTCGCTTTCCGGCAATTCCTCACGATACCCCATCTGTTTTCCGCATACCTTACAATAAGGTATGTTAATAGGTACGGTTCCATTATTAGTATATTTAAACATCGGGCGCGTCTCTATGATTTCCTTCCCGAATTCCGTACATTCCTTGTTTTCGCATTTCCAGTATATCATATCTATTATCATTTAAAATGTCTACGTCCATATTCTGCCATCAGTAAGGAATCGGCAAAGTTATCATCGTCCTTTAGGCTCCTGCTGGAGCGTTTTAAACTCACGTCCGGGAAAATACGGTGTGCAGCCACGATACTCATTTTCTTCACGTCCTTTACCGTCTTGGTACCATCGTTTTTTGTTACCATCTTTATACCCTTGTGCATGTCCGACTGCCATTTTTTAGGCGGTATCTTTGTATAGGGTAATCCGGCAATTGCACAAAAGAATTCCGGCACGCACGAATTATAACCAAACGTAAATGTTCCTTTTGCCGAAGAACCATACAGTGCATGCACATCCTCTATCACGACATGCCGGACTTCGTACCCTTCGACAAAAGCAAGCAGCCTGTTTGCCGTCTCTATCATATCCACTACCTTAATATCCTTAAAGATGGGTTCAGCCTTGACAAAGGTTCCATCTTCCGCAATCATTGATACAAACCCCTTTGTTCCGGGGTCAAATCCCATAAATACTTTCATGTTACACCTCCAGTCTTGATATTCCGTTTTCTTTTATTACTTTAAGTTGCTTTATCTCGTCATTAAGCTTTGGTACATGCGTAACAATCAATATTGATTGTTTCAAAAACTCCGTAGAGGCTATTATATTCTCTATACCCAAAGAATCGCTGCTTTCCAGCACTTCATCCAGTAACAAAAAGTCCATACCCCCGTATTGTTTTGTGGCATTAATCATGCTTTGTATTGCAATGATAAGAGCCACTTCCACACGTGCCTGTTCACCGCCCGAATAGAAGAAAAAGCTTTCCATTTCGTCACGGAAAACATAGGGCGTTATCTCCTCTTTCAATGCTCCGTTCGCGTTCCGTTTGAAGCCTTCAATCATCAGACGCAAATCGCTTTTCATTTTCTTTAGTACATCATTGGCCGCGCTTTGGATATTCTTTATCTGCTCCATTGCCAAATACATCTTAAAGTCCTTGAATCGGCTATCCCATTGCTGTACCTTAAAAATACCGTTCTTTATGTCAAGAATTTTTTTGTTACCTTCCTCTATGTCCTTGGAAAGTTTTTCTACCGCCTTTTCCTGGTCTTTGATAGAGGGTCTTTCCGCTTTCTGCTTTTTCAACTCCTCTATATACCCAGTCTTGGAATCAATAAGAGAACGGTTTGTTTCAACTTCTGAACGCATCTTTACAATGGAGTTTTCATATCCCTTTTTCTCGCGTTCAAACTCCCTTATACGGTCTTCCACCTCCATCATCTTATCAACCACCTTTCCACGACGGACACGCAGTTTACGTTCTTCCTCTTCCGTTTCTTTCCTTACATCTTGGTATTGGGAGATAAGGTCTTCCAGTTCGTTTATAGAGGTCTCATATTCGTTTTTCTTTACCGTATTCTTATCAATGGCTGTTTTATAAGCCTCTTTGTCAGCCTCCAGTTCTTCAAAATCCTTGTCAGCATCCATAAAAAACTTATGATTGCAGTTAGGGCACACAATGACACCAGAAAGCAATACTTCGACCTTCTGTAATTTCTTCTCATAATCAGCTAATTTCAGCGCATAATCCTTGCGCCTTTCTTCCTTGTTTGACTTGTCTTTCTTTAGTCCGGCTATTTCCGTGTCTATCTCTTTATAGGTGTCCTTGTAAGCATCCATATCAAAGCTTTCAAGTTCTTTACTTACTTCTTCTTTCAGCTTTATAAGCCCTTCGATATCCTTGTCTACGCCTTCGATATCCTTTTCCGCTTTGGGAATACGCATCCTTACAAGGTCTTCAATAAGAATTTGTAAAGAATATATTTCTGACCGAATCTCACCTATAATACCCTTTTTCTTTTCTTCCGGGTCTTCGTTCAACACTTGCTGTATCTGTTCCTCATAGGCTTGTTTCTTGCCTTCCGCAACATTTTTCAAGCATTCTTCTTTGTGCAATTCTTGTTCCAATATTCCGACTTTTTCGGAAATCACGCCTTTTGTCTTGTCAATATTGGAGAAATTGACAAAGCGACTTATCAAGGCAAGTTTCTCCGTATTGGACGAACGAAAAAAAGACGAATAATTACCCTTGGTTACGATATAATAGGACTTGGCGTCTTCCGGTGTAATCTCAATCCAGTTAATCACGTATTTATTCGCGTCCAACACAGTAGCTACCGTTACGGATGTCTCCACATCATCTTTCTTTAGGGTCAGTGATACTTTGGAAGAACTTTTCAACGGAATTGTACGCTCAATTATCAGCGTTTCTTTACGTTTTTGACAAAATATTTCAACTTTGGTATAAGCTTCTTTCGTTCCTTTACGTATCAGTTTCTTGTCTTCCTTTCCTCTTAAATTAACGCCATATATCGCGTAGAACAAGCCTTGTGACAAACTTGATTTTCCGCTACCATTGGAAAGCTGGTCTTCCTCGGTTCGGTTCTCTCCAGTCACTCCTAAAGTCTGCTTTGTAAAGGTGTAATCAAATTCTTCAAATGACAAAAAATTTCTTAATATCAATCTTTCGGGATACATAACGTCTCTATCAATTTATTTTTAATTTCATTAAACAAATCCTTATCCGATAACGCTTTTTTAGCGTTATCCATTCCCTGTCCTAAACGTGTCTCGCCATAGTAAAACCAGGCACCCTTTTTAGAGCAAATTCCCTCTCTTATAGACATATCTATAAGCTCCTGTACCGTATCAAATCCTACACCGTATTCCAACATTACCTGGCATACACGGAAAGGGGGTGCAATCTTATTCTTTACAACCTTTATTTGTGTCTTATTGGCCGTTGCCACTCCATCGGTCTTTTCCGTGCCTATACGGGCAAATTCCGCTCTTTGAGTAGCGTAGAATTTAAGTGCTTCGCCTCCTGGTGTGGTTGTTGTAGGACCGAATCCCATACCCCCGATTTTCTGCCTCGTCTGATTGATACATAGGAGGATGTTTCCGTTTTTCTTACATACGTTTTTTAAGATACTTAACTGCTGTGACATAAGGCGCGCCACAAGCGCTATCTTTGCATCTCCTGCCTCACCCTGCAAAACAGCTTCCGGCACCAATCCGGCAACCGAATCAAGCACTACCAATCCGATTTCCGGCACCTCCAGCATCTCACGCACGATTTCAAGCGCCTGTTCCGCACTATCCGGCTGCGACATTATCCACTTGTCGCGGCTTAAATCAACTCCAAGTGCTTTTGCATATTCCAGGTCAAGTGCTTGTTCTGTATCTACATACCCCACCGCTTTCCCAAGCGTTTTCTGTACGGATGCACTTAGATGCAATGCCGCAGAGCTTTTGCCGCTCGAAAATCCTCCGTATATTTCGTGTATTCTTCCAAGCGCAAAACCGCCTCCCAATATTTCATCTAATGCCATGCTGCCGGAAGACACAGTGTCTACCTTTATATCGTTGCCTACTACCGCTTCCTTTCCGAAACGTTTCTCTATTCTTCCAAATAATTCTTCCAATCCCATTATAACACCTCCTTTAAAATTTCCATTCCTTCATTATAGGAGTAATCGTTCTGTTCGCAAAATCCCTTGAATTTTTCTGCAATATCGGAACCGGACAAAGCTTTGATTTCTTCTGCTGTCTCCACCTCTTCCGTTTCCAGTTCTACGGACTTAACTTTGACATCCACACCAAGCTTTCTATACTCTTCCTTGTCAATGGAGGAAATTGCATCTTTCGTACCTACGAATTCCACGCGCACAAAATCTTCCTTGTTTTTCTTCTGAAAATCTTTTACAATCTTATCCGCTTGCTTGAAAGTCGTGTTTTCCAGGTTCACGGTGACTTTTCTGTACCGTTTTCCTTTTGACGGAATAAACGCGTATGTCAAATCATCATCCAATAACCAAAACCCCTTTTTATCATCTTCCCCGAAATTGTTCTGGGTGATGCTTCCCAAGTGCACGATATTCTTTCCTATTTCCTGGAAATCGTGATAATGTCCAGAAAAGACCATGCCGAAATTTTTAAACAAAGAAGGTTTTATATCACTTTCTACCTCGCTACCGTCATTATTCCTGCTTCCCTGGAAAGCGATATGAGTAAACAGTATATGCGTCTTATGATTCTTTTCCTTCAACACATCGCCCATCCCTTTTAACCATATCGCATTGTCGAAAAACGGCATAAAATAGCATATTACACCACCTATCTCGAAAGCGTCCAAATCAGTTATCAATCTGAACCCTTTATGATACTTGAACGCATCCAGAAACGACCTGTCCGAACTATAGTCACTCTTATCGTGGTTTCCAGGAATACAATATACTGTGTGTTCCATCCTCGCATACATATCAAGGATAGAGGAGAAAGCATTTAAAACGTCCTGTCTCTGTGATATACGGGAATCGAATATATCGCCAAGCCACACATGATTGGTTATACCGTTGTCTTCCGCTACGTTCAATTCCTGCCTTTGCAATTCCGTTATTTCTTCGATATTGGACGGCTTCAAATGCCAGTCTGTACTTATTATCATTTTCCCGGTCATAATGCAGTTACCTTTAATGTATTGTCAAGATTTTTCAAAACATTATCTTTCTCTACTTCCTTGTCAAAATAGAAGATTTCCCAGACATTGGATATTTTCAAAGCGATTCTGAACTTCTGAGTTGACTGTGAATATCCCTCGTCATTGTATCTGCTGATAGAGGTAATCTTTATCCTCTTGTTATTTATCTGCACAAACATTTTACTACCAAATTAAATAAGTTCCACTTAATCCTACAAACACATCAAAATCCTTATTGAATACTCCATATCCGGCACCTACCGACACACCGAAACCGAATCTTTTCTTTTTCTCCGGTTTGGTCCACATCGTGACATCGCCTATCTTTCCGGGCAACTGAGACGTTATCTCCATACGGTTATTGTCTCCTATACGCTGGTTTGTCAATAAAAACTTGTTGGTTATATTAAAGTTAATCTTATACTTTGCCAGGTGTGTAGCCCATACCTGCAAGTCATATCCCACCGTATCGGTTTCTTCCTTGAATGTATAGAGGCTGTCCGTTTTTCTTAATTCGGAAACCTGCTTTTCCAGTCCTTCATACTTGTATTTCCATTCAAATTCCACTGCCTCTACAAGTGCTTCCTTTTCCTTCAATTGATTGTACAATTCTTTGTTTTCTTTCTTCAGTTTAGAAAAGCTTTCAGAATTATAAATTTTTGTGTATCGGTTCAAAGAATCAGTATAGAATTCTACTTCATATATCAACCTTTCGTTTTCCCTTGCCTTCTTGATAGATAGAAATAACAATACGAGTAATATTATCATTCCCGAAATGAGAATTATTCTGTAAAGATTTTTCATAATAATAGGAATAATGGAAGGGTAGAAATTACCCTTCCTTGTATGATTTATTTTGAAGTTCTTGCTTTCAAGTTTCTCAACCGTGATGCAATAGAGTTAGGAACGCTTGCTGATGCTTCCCTTTCTTCAACTGCCGTATCTTCCGGTTCCGGGTCTGCCGCTCCTTGTTCTTCGTCTTCCGGCTCTTCGTAATCCTCAAAAGGCAGTTCGCCACCTTCCTGTGCAATGTCGTACCATTTACGGAGTTCGGCTACGGTCAACTCTTCCGGTAATTCCTTGTCTTCGTAGTTATCGGCAATGTAGGCACGGAGTTCTTTTTTGAGGTTCGTCAATGTAGGATAACCGCCTGCTTTCTTTTCCGTCTTTGTTGGCTCTTCTTTCGGTTCCTCCGTTTTCACCTTCTTTGTTTCGGGGGCTTTTTTAGGAGCTTTCTTTTCCTTGATTTCGTCCTCTTCCGGAACCAATTTGTCAAGTTCTTCGAGTTTGTTCAAGAATACGTCGTCCTGGAAAATACCGTATGATTGTTCCTCGTCGATTCTTTCCAATCCTTCCAACTGCATATCCCAGTCTTTACGTGAAAATACGTCCACATACATATCATCCAGGGTAGGCAATTCCTCCATGATACCGAACACTTCGTCTGATACACGGTTTTTAGCAAAGAAATCGTCCCAAGTCTGACGCTTATTAGCATCCGGCATACCACAAGTAATGTCAAAATTTTTCTTTTTGTTTTCGTCCGTGGTGACATTGACAATCAACGGATAACCTTCGTCCGGGTCAGAAAAGATGTCAAGATTAATAATACCATCGTCAGAACCGCCTGCGCGCTCCATAGAAATGTTCTTCATTTTCTTCCACCAATCCGGGCGCAAATCAAGACGGTACACGTCATTTTCGTCCCATACATAAGCCACATAGTTAAGCATGGCTTTCATGCCCCATATCCATTGTTTTTGCTTGTTGCGATAACCGCTGATAGGATAGAGGAATTTTGCGCGCTCTTCCTTGTCCTGGATATCATTTGCCAGGTTATACACATGACTGATATAGGTCAACACTGCATCCTCGCCATTCATCCGGTTGCTGTGGATATCAGAAGTAAAGACGTCTCTTTGTCTAATTTCCTTCTTTCCGGTGTCTTTCCCGTCCTTGTCATATACCGCACACTCAATAGGCAGTTTAACCGTCTTTCTCGGCATATAGGGTTTCCCTGTCAACGACGGCAATACGCGCAATACATATCTTCCGTCTTCGTTCAGATTAAAAAATGAGGCTCTGCCGCCTTGTCCAAAACCACCGCCCATTGTTGCGGCTGCTTTTCCTACTGTTTCATCAATTGATTCTACACTCGCTTTCTTGTACTTACTTCTGTCAAATGCCATAACACAAAATTTTTAAAATTAATAATCGGTTTTCACTATCTTAAAAGTATTTATTTTTCCTTCAATAAGCTCTTTTTCAAAGTCTTGCGGTACAATCTTTGGCAACAAATTGTTAAGTTTCTTGTCCTTGCTTTGTACTGCCCAAAATAGGGTGTCTAACTTGTCTCGCTTCGATTCTATCTCAATAAGATTCATCAGATTTTTCTGATACTGTTCATTGAGTAATATAGCATCCTCCAACCCTTTTTCAGTCAGCTTAAAAGATTCTCCATCAATCGTTATTCTTCCTCCATTTGTAGCCGCTTCCCTCCTTAATTTCTTCCTCAAATTAGCTGCAAACACATCGCAAAACAGTTTCTCTTCCTTCGCTTTCTTCTCATATTCAACCTTCATCAGACCGACTTTATTAAGCAATCCAGATACCGTTACCGCCTCTCCATAAAGATTCGAGTAATTGATTGTCGTAACATCATCGAGTTCTATCTCCTCGTCCTTGTCCGGTGATACCAAAACAACGGTCTTGGTACCGATTTCTACCATAATTTTCATATCAAAAATATTTTACGTCAATACTGTAAACAATGAATTAACATTCGCCTGCAAAATATATTCTCCTCTGAACTTATCCCACACAATCACGCCATTAACCAACAAAATGTTCTTTTTACTACCCCTTAAAAACTCTCCGTATTCTTCAAACAATTCTGGAAAAATCGTTACATTTATAAACTCGTAATTACTTTCCAATACTATAGTGGCAAATATGCCCTTCTTGCTTTTCCTCTCTATTATTTCAATCACATAACCGCCTATCACGGCACGACGGGTTTTCTTGGAATTAATGTCCCAAAATTTTATCTGAGACACGTCCTGGAACTCCGTTTCGTCGTCTAATTTAGGCATATGATATTCATTCACCAAATCATAATAATCAAAAAATGCAAAACCGGACGTTCTTTTTTGCTGCAACAGCCACCACCAATTATTACGTTCTTTGCGAACTTTCATAATATTGGTAAGTAAATCCTTATCCTCCAATACTTTGACCCGTTTATTCTCACGATACATCTCAATAAGCGCCAAACGGTCTTTCGGTTCCTGGATATTCTCTAATTCGTCAAATGCGCCTGCAAATATCAAGTTCTCAATGACAGATTTATTTACCGGACTGCCTTTAATCACACATCGGTCTATAAATTCCTCCAAGGAGAAAAACGGACCATTCTTCTTTTTCTCTTCCGATATATATTCCTGCGCCCTTTCTCCGCATTGCTTTACTGCATTGAATGCCCAGTACATGCTGCTTGTCCGGTAATCGGACACGATATTTACATCTGACTTGTTGATGTCTACCGGATGTATCTTTATCTCACCGGACTGCTGTATTTCGTTTACATAATAGGGTATCTTTTCGTCCTTCGCAAACGAGAATGTAGCACTCCAATACTCAATAGGATAATGTACTTTAAGCCATAGGCATATATAAGCGGTCATACCATAACATACGGAGTGACTGTTACATGTTACGACACCTTCCCCAGTGACAAAGTTATGTTCCGGGTGGTCTATCTCAACATCATAGGTCGGTTCCACATCCATCACATAAGCAAAAACGACTTCCACATTTACCCTCATTCCGTGTTTATAGGTATACAACACATCTCCCTTTCTTAAAAGGAAAGCGTATTTATATCCTTCCGGTGTAGGGAATTTATGGTTTCCGGAACATCTCACTGTTGCCCCGTCGCTCGTTTGTATCTTATAGATGAAGCGTTTCCCTGCATATCTTATTCCCCTTACTTTGGTAGGAATAAATTCACCGTACTTTCCCATCGTTACTGCTGGAATGTCCTCAACTCCTTTTTCATACAGTTCTTTGATTGTTAATTCATTAGGGTAAATCTTCTCGTCTCCATGCAAGCACTTATTAAACGAATATTTCGCAAACTCCTCCATCTGTTTCCAAAGATTTTCCGCATATTCTTTTGTAACTCCTTTAGAACCGTACTTCTTTACATACCCGTTCACGAAATCATCCCCGTACTCCTTTGCTTTCTGTAATAGTTTTTTACCTAAAACTTTCCGAACTGAATCACACTTCTCTAAGTTAAAATCTGCTAATTTTTGACAAAATAACATAATTTGTTCCTGGAACAACATCAGCCCATAAGTGTTCTCCACCACTTCTTCCCCACCTATAGGCATTTCTTCCGTCCAGTCCTTTTCCCCGTTCTTCCGCAAAATATATTCATTGTGAAAATTGTTTTCCATAGGTCCGGGTCTATAGAGGGCTACACATGCAGACAGTTCGTTTATGTTTTCCGGTTTCATCTTTACACAATATCCAGATAATCCGGCTGAACCAAGCTGAAAAACATCGCCCAACCATCCTTTGCCTGCATACTCGAATACTTGTTTATCGTCCAAAGGCAAGCTGTATATGTCAACGTCTATTCCGTGATTTTCCTTTATCAAGCGTAACATTTCCTCGAACTTGTCCAACTGGATAATCCCCAAAACATCTTCCTTTAAGAAGCCTGCCTCTTCCACTTCCGAACCTTCCCAGTCCGTAACCACAAGTCCTTTTTGTGTATGTACGGGCATCCATTCATAAGACGTTTTTCCGTCCGGCAACACTACGGTTCCGCACGCATGCACTGACTGGCTTTTAGGCGAACCAAGAATAACCATCATATCATTAAACGTTTCTGTATGTTCCTTGACAAACTTCTTTAGGTCCTCTTTCCCACATACAGTCTTGAAAAACTCTTCTATCGTCTTTTCTTTATCATCTCCAATACAAGCGGTAAACCATCTGTATAACTGTACTGGTATACCGTCTGCACGCGCCATATCGGATATTGCCTCTTTTAATTGGAAGGTAGTATAGGTGCCAAGCGAACAAACCTGCTCCTTGCCGAACCGTTCTTCCATGTAAGCTTTTATCTCGTCCCGTCTTCTGCCGGGAAAGTCGGTATCTATATCGGGCATTGACCCTAATACGGTCTTTGCCCGACGCTTTATTTCAATATTTTTTACTATCATACCATTACTCGTTTATCAGTTCGTCACCTTCTTTTAACTCTTTGGCTCTAATTATCATTTCCTCGTCATTCCGGACAATCTTTATAAAGGTATTCCCGGATATTTCCTTTTCTCCATTTATCGTTATTATCTCTTCCTCTTCATGCCGAATTAAACGACCCTTTGTCAAAAATCGACTGAATAGGAGTTCGTATTCCAACGGGTTTACATTGACAATACCAAGGAGATAAGAAACGAGGCTTCCAGCGCTGCTTCCGCGGCCCAATCCGACCAAAATGTTATTGTCTCTTCCCCATCTAATAATATCCCTCAACATCAAAAAATAGTCCACTACGTCACCTTCCTCTATGATGGATATTTCCGTGTTAAGTCTTTCTGTCAGTTCCTCTTCGCTGTATCTGTCCAGTATTTCTGGATGTTCTGCCAGTCCGTCAAAGACAAGCGATTCAAACATTTCTGTATTGGAAGCATATTTCTTTTTCTCCTCTTCCGTCATTACATATTTAGGTGCGTGTCTTACCTGTGTTTCCAGCAAATAATTACAGTTTACCGATATGTAATTAAGATTTACCAAAGCTTCTTCAAACAGTCCGAAAAACTTGTCTTCATTCAATATCAGTTTTGACAATTCTTCGTAATATTCCTGGTAATTCTTCATATACTGGTTGTCACTCTCATAATTCGCAACCTTTGCCAGCCTGTTAAGCTTTTCCCTTATAGGGGCATACCGCCTTTCAAGATACCAGGCGTCACATACCGCCACGGGTTTATATACACCCACGAATTTTTTCAGATTGTCAAGATATTTTTTATCCCGGTCATTCTTCTTGTATTCCACAGTATCAAGCTGGTAATAGGTATCGTTCCATTTTCTTGACAATATGGGGAGATTTTCAAACATACATGTTTTCGGGTCAAACAACAAGAAACACCCGTCTTTCATTTCTTGCAATTCCTTTTCCGTGATAAAGCCTTTTTCGTCGACATTCAGAATCTTATTTATTTTCAGTAGGTTATTCCATCCCTCCTTGTCCTTGACTATCAGCTTTACTGTATATCGCACGTCCTTCTGCTCGTTATATACAGTAACTTCCATACCGAATATAGGTCTTATATCACTTTTTAGACACGCATTCTGAAACTTGAACGCTGATGCAAGCGTATTCTTTTCGCATATACCAAGCGCTTTTATTCCTAAAAATTTCGCTTTTTCTACCCAATCGGAATAAGAGTGCATTCCGTTCATCAATTCAAAATTGCCGTGCACACCTATATAGGTGTCAAATCTCAAGCTTTCGTCAAACAAATTTGCCTTTCCGATATACTGCAATCGGTTAAGTTTTACTTTATTCTCGTCTCCCTTTTTAAGGTAATACCATACATCACCGAACCGGAAGACATAGTTGTCGCATTCCGTTATGTCTCCTACCCACTGGAACGAATCGTCAAAGAAAATTCCGTTATCCTCTTTGTCCCATTGGAAAGGTTCAAACAACTCGAATGTTTGCCCGTCAATCTCTATAATATAATTATCCAAAGCATTGAAAGACAGAAAGTTATCCTCCAAATATTTGATTAAATCTTTATACAGTTCATCCATATTTTTAGGGTATAAAAAGGGAGTGAAGCGTATTTACTTACACTCCCTGTGAAAAATCAAATCTAATAAAAAACGGCAAGTTTATGATTTGTCAAAATGGTTTCTACAGCAAACGGAAACAACGTTGTAATGCGTTCCCAGCTCTTTTGCAATCCGGCTGAATGACCGACCGTCATTCTTTGCAAGTTCTTCCCATACCTTATATGATATACTCCCTTTCTTGTACGGGTTTTCTCCTTTAGGTGAAAGATTGAACTTTTTCTTTACATGCCCTTTTTGGGTGTTTACAGATACCTCCTTTGCATATTCTTCAAGCGTCTTTCCCTTTGCTTCCAGTCTTTCAACAACTTGTTGCAAAAGGTCTTCCTTTCTGAATCCGGAAACATTCTGTATTCCAAGCTTCCGACCAACATTTCTTAAAGTCAACAAAGAAAATTCCATACATCAGTCCTCCTTTTTCCCGAATACGGCATCTTTAATCTGCTGTACTCGTTCTTCCGTTGAACCGGAAACAGAAATGTAGGGTATTCCGTAATTATCGACAATCTGCTTTATTTTCCGGTCTATTTCTTTCTGGTATTCTTCATCTTCCGAACGGACCTCATCACCTTGCAATCTGAATGTGATAGGAAGATAGACAAGTAAAGGGAATTCATATTTTCGCTTTACAATCTGTCGTTTCTCCTTAAAGTCTTCTTCTGCCAGGTTATTATATTCCGGGTCTTTCGGGCTGCAATTATCAAAAAGCCATGAAGTGTAGGCATTCACATCAATAATACATCTGTCACTAATGGAAGGTTGTTTCATAGCATCTTCCATTATTTGGGTGTATTTGTCGAATATTTTCTTTTGTGATTCAGAAGTACCCTCCTTATTGATGGTTATTTCTTCCTCCTCAACCATCGTTCTGACAACATTCGTGTAAAACTTCCAGTTGTCGAATTCCGGTTCATTCTGTAAGGCTTTCAATAGGGTTGTTTTCCCCGTACCCTGCGCCCCGGTCATTAATATTTTATCATAATTTCTCATCTGTTGTCTCCTGCTCCATGAATTTTGTCACGTTGTTTACGCGAAAACAGTTTTTCTATATTCTGCTCGGCAATCTTTTCCGTATCAAGCCCTACGCGGTTAATCATGCTGTTTATTACCTTCCAGGCGTTTTTCCAGGCTTCCAAAACAGCTTTCTTTCTTGCTTCCGGGAATACATTCTGCTCGGCTTCTTTCCAATCGTCACGCAACCACTTTTTAACCTGGTCTGCAATCTTTCCGACTTCCACGGGCAAATCAAACACGCCTGCACCTTCCGCATTTGTCAAAGCTTCTTTCCAATCCCAACCTTCAATGTCAAGATTGCATTCTTTACGAATCATGGCAAGATACCAGAACATATCCCCGATTTCTTTAGAGATTTCTTCCGTTTCTGCCTCGTTATTGATTTTCTCGTAGGTTTCTCCCATCTCCGAACACAAACCAAGTGTTACATAAGACAAAGCCACTTTTTCATTATAGCAAGCTGTAGTAGCCGCCTTTTCTTCATACTCGAAATAATTCATATCTTTTGTTTTTAATTGTGATACAAAGTAAGAATTAAATTTTGAGATAAACAAATATTATCTCCAATTATTTTAAATCTTTCATATCAATTTCTTCTAACCATCTCATTTTGAAATAAGTATAGGGTATCTGTTCCGGTATGTTATTAACCCATATTACCACATTATCGTCATTCGGATGGTTTATCTTCACCTTATATTCCCTTCCCTTGTATATCACTATAGTGCCTGGTTTCAATAGGTGGAACCTGTCCCAGAACATAACCGACTTTTTCGTTTTCTCCGAATATTGCAAGTTCGGCAACCCGTATTCCTGCAAAAATTCCTTCAAGTAAAAATCTGAAAACGCCTTGTCACTGTCAAACATCGTACCAAGACGGGACCTTTGTTTCAAGTTCAGAATCTTTGCTTTCTTCTTCTCCGCTATGTCCTTATATATCTTCACAAGCTCGACACTTTCTATACGATTGTAAACTATCGAGCGTAATTTACAACTCAAATACTCCAATTGCAAGTTAATTACAAACTGCTCCAGACTGATTTTCCGCGATTTTTCCATATCCTTATTTTTGACTTCAAATCTAACAAAAATTAGGATAAATGGCAAAAAATCAATACTATAAATGCTTAGTATAATAATTAATCGGTTCCGTCATATTGTCAAGCGCCCTTAGAAGCTCTTCTTGTGTCGCGTCTCCAGGGTCTTTCTTCTTGTCTTCCAGTTCGGCAATCTGTACATTGAAGTACCTTTGCAAGGTCATTGATACCGTCTTAATCATTTCCGGCTTGTCGGGGTCGTACATCAAAATCACGTTCCTTATGCCTGGTTTGTCCCTCAATAGCCTTATCTGGCTTAGCCCCATATTGTTACCAAACGTAAACACGCACTTTATATCCGGTGATTCATAAAGATGCAATTTCGTGTCAACCGATATATAGTCAAACATCCCTTCCACGATTATAACCGTGTCCGTCTCGTCCGTTATATTGTCATACCCTCCTATCACATGGGAGAATCCGTCTCGCGAATTTTCGTACCTCAATACAAGCTTTTCTTTACCCTCCTTAAACCTTTGAAGGTTTTCTTCGTGCCAATCCTTGCTTTTCTTTGAACGTGCCAGCCATGCGGCTAACTTACCGTTCATGGTAAACTGGAATATAAACTTATCGTGTAGCTTTCTTTCAAGAAAGAATTTTGTTTCTGCCGGGCGAAATTCTTCATAATATCTTTTCACAAATCCCCTCTTATCCAAATATTCATCCTTTTCTATATATTCCAGTTTTTTAGGAAGGGTGCATTCCTTGATTTCCTCTGTTGTTTCCTCTTCTTCATCATCTATTAGAGGTGTTAATTTCTGCATTTTTACGGTGTTTTCGTAATCCTGCTTTATAAGGTCCTTCCTTCCTATCTTCTCCAGGAACTTTTTTAAGGTGGTCTTCATGCCGCATTTGAAACAATGGAACGCACCGTTATTTCCAGCATCATTAAACTTTATTCCCCATTTCCCCTTTTTATTACAAAAAGGGCATTCCTTGTTCCGGTCTTGCATGAACCCCTTTGCCCCAAACACGGACAAATTCAGTTCGGATATTACTTCGTTTTTATCAACCCTAAACATCTTGTGTTAAATTTTTCTGATGAAATGAAAGTTGTCTTATACATAACCTTATCTTTATTTGTTTGACTTCTTTTTCTTGTCTCCCTTAAGAAGACACTACAAAGATAAGATTATGTTATGACATAAGCAAGTGAGTATGTCTAAATCATCTCTGTTTTAACATCATTTTGCTTTTCACCGTCTTCATCCTTTTTCTTTCTTGTCTTTTTATTAGGAGTAGAGGATGTGAAACCCTTGTCACCTCCGTAATATTCGGCTGTCAGCGCCTTGTCACAAAAACGCCCCCTGCCGTAATCCGTCACAATAGTAAACGTGTCTTTTACCGTATCATAATCGCGTACCTTATCCATATAGATACGCATCTTATTTTGTTTCTTTTCTTCCCTTGTCCGGTTCCCGGTAAACACAAAGGAAAACGGCTTTACAAGTGTTCTATCCCCTTCCGTATAGCTTCTGTCTATCACTTTGTCCGAATTGTCCCATATTTCCAACGGCACATTTCCGGCTTGTGCTGCCGTAAATCCCACCATTTTAAACTCTACACATAAATTTTTCAAAAGTTGTGCACATGTCTGTAATTTTTCTTTTTTGAATGTAGGGTTATTGTCTACAACTCTATTTGTTCCTGTTGCCACAAGGTCTAACGAATCCAATATCAATACATGCGGATAATAACCGTTTTTCTTGTAATAGGAAACTATCACGTTACGGATATCCACCATAGTAGCCTGCCCGAATTTTTCAAAAGAATAAACATCTATGTCCTTGGAATAGGATTTCATGTTTTCAAAAGCCTTTTCTATTTTCTCGGCTAACTTGTCATCTATGACACCTTTTCTGATGTTCCCGTATTTTTGCCCGGTCCAAAACTGGTCGTATCTTTCCAGACACGCACGCGCACCGCCCTCCAACTGTATATGCAAGACCGGGTGTCCGTCAAAAGCTGCCTGCATACCGTGATATCTCAATACAGTAGACTTACCGACACCCGAACGCATTATCCATAACACGGTATCTTCCATTGTGGCACCGCCTTCTGAAATCTGGTCTATCTTATCAAGTCCGAACATTACGCGTGACGGAACTTCCCCCTCCTCTTCTTCCCGTCTTCTCTTCATTCGCTTATCAAAATCAGAAAACACTTTCTGAAAACCGCCTGCCTCATGTCTTAATGATAGGGATAATATTCTTTGGCTCTCTTCCGCATTTACCCGTATAGCGTCTTCTTTCTTTCCTTCTTCGTACAAATCATGTACTTTTTTAGAAAGTAGCTGGAATTCCACATCTTTAATGTACGCTTCCAACTGGTCTATAATAATTTCCTTGTCTACTTTAGCGGCTGCCTGCACAGCGTCTATCGCTTCAATCACAAAATCACTATCAGCGTATTTTTGGGACACCACGCCCAAAGAAGGAACCTTATCTTTTTCCTTCAATACTTCTGTTGCCTCTTTTAATAAGAATTTGAACCCTGCCCACTCTTTGGGTATCAATTGATAAGACAGATGATTTACCACTATCCGGGTAATACTCAAATCCATGTATACAAGTTTGAATAATTCTGCCATAAATCCGACAGATAGTTTTTGCGCCACGTTACTAAAATTTTAAATTTTATTTATCAAATTCGTATTTATATCATAAAATATTTACTCTGATAGGGTTAAACGCTAACCCACTACCGATTATCTGCCGTATGGCAGAATCACCGAATACTTTTCTTGCTATTCCTATTGAACCGTTTATATCCGCATTAATCAACTGATTTACAGACGATTGGAATAATCCGCGTTTCTTTCTTTTTCCAAGATAAATATCATGTTTTTCGAGAGTTTCAAAAGCCAAATGGTCTACTTTGGATGTATAGCTTTCTTCCGTTATCTTTACATCAATACCCAATAATTTTGCTTTGTAGGAAATTTTATCAACAAGATTTGAAAAAGGAATTTCAACAAATTTCTGATTATTCTTCTTTCCAAGATTGATATTCTGCTTCCAGTTCTTGTTAAGACCTATTACTATCGTACCTATATTGTTTTTCTTGCAAAAATCAATGATAAACCTGCTGATTTTGTGCATCTTATCATTAATCCAAAGATTGCGGTAACAAATCAGTCTTTTCAATCTTTTTGAAATACCCTTATCTCCTACAAAAGACATCCATTTTGCTTTTGTTTTGTTGAACCATTGATTAAAAGATTTTACAACTTTTCCGTTTACAATGAAAAACCTTTGGTTTACATTGTTGGTACATGTACATAAATTGTTCAACCCTAAATCAATCGAAAGGAAATTATTTTTATTTAAATTCAAATTATCTTCCTTTCTTTCATAAATCACTTCCACAACATAACATGTTGCTTGCGGTACAATTCTTACTTGTTTAAGTTCTTCTTTCTTTACATTTGTTTTAATTGGTTGTATAATGTTTTTTGCAAAGTAAATGTGATTATTTCTGATTCTACAAGCATTGGTTGTGAAAACAATCATGTTTTGCTTTTTACCGCTTTTGTATTTCGGTAATTTGGGTTTTGAGTGAAACTTTGAAGGATTTTTCTCAAATTCCTTAACACCTCTCATCCATCCTTTTATAGATGAAAACACTTGTGCTATCACTTGTTGAGAAATAGCACAAGGTAAATTCCTAAAATCAAACTGATTTTCTCTGTTTAGTTTTGTTGAAAATTCATATTCTTTCAAATAATTCTTTGAGAAAATGCGTTGCCGGACGTTGTACAAAACATAGTTGTACAATAATCCGGACTTGTGGCAAACCTCCTCAAATCGATTATCCTTAATAATATGTCTTTCAACCAGTCTCATTGCTCAATCAATCTTATTGTCAGAAATTTCAAATTTAAAAATAGGGCTACAAACGTAACCCTTTAATATGAAGAAAACAAATTGCTATTGTTAAATCAATCCAACCGCTTTTCTTAAAAAATCTCCTGCATTCTCTACCGATATACCCAATTTCTTTTGTATTAGAGTTATCATTTCATTGACTTGTTCCTGTGAATCCAAATTGCCTTTCACAAACTCCATCATAATGAACTTTTCTAAAAATCTTTCTTTCATAACCTTTATCTTTTTGTTGTTTGACTTTTCATCTCTTAATCTCACATTGCAAAGATAAGATTATGTTATGACATACGCAAGTGCTTATGTGTAAAATGTAGGTTGTTTAACATCATTTCACAATAAAGATAATGCTTTTTGTATTCCTGCTTCCAGTGCTTCTTCGTAGGTATCCCACAGACCGCCATCATTAGGACCCCTGGAATCATCATCTTCCTGCCACGTTCCGTTATCGGCTTTCACTATAGCATAGCCATACCCTACGGCACTTCGGTATATTTCAATATGTAGGTTCTTGGTTTCACGCAGCCACTTTTGGGCAATGGATTGAGTTGGAGCAGAGATAGAGTAAACGTCTGTATTATAATTCTGGGCATCGTAGCTTTCATCTATCTCATACTCAGGACCACTACCTCCTTTATACACCAATTCATAAAAGCTACTAACATCTTCTTTAAATCCTGCCGCCTTTAGTAGCTTCGCTGTCTCTAATGTTACAAGTTCTTCGGTCATAGCTGTATAAATAATCTAATTGTTAGAACAATAGTCGTAATGATAAAGATTAATGCAAAATGTTTCCATATTTTTGCAGTAGCCTCTAAACCGTGCTTCTGTTTGTCAAACTCACTTAAGGCATAATTCAAAACCTCGTCTTTCAGTCCTTTAAACTTGTCGTTCAAAGCCTCGGTTATATCGTCTGCGATAATATGCTTCACCCTTTCTGACACGGATTCCGGATATCCTCTTTCCTCATAGTTCAATTCATTCAACAAGTCATGATGAAATATATAAGGTGTTCCGTTCACTTCGTAGGAAAGTTTGATACCGCTTTCTTTGACGTATTCCAAAAACTTTTCCTCTGCAATCTCATTTATCCTTTCCTGGTTAAATTCTGACTGCTTCTTTATCTCGTTAAAATATTCCTCGTCAACAATTACACAGTTGTTTTCAAGTTTCATTACATGTGCTTCCATGATTATTCTTCTTTCAATTTCTTTATCAGTGCATCAGCGAAACAAATACTCAATTTTGCTATTATACTTGAATCAACATTTATAAATTGTTTCTGTGAATTGCTACAAAATCCTTGCATTGCAGCTTTCGCTATTTCATAACGCCTCTGTTCCCAATCAATTTTCTTTTCTTCCATCTTTAACCTCCTTATTAGTTTTAACAAACCCCTTTTGAATGCACCAACACAACATATAATAGGCGGCATCTATCAACTTCGGCATTTTTTCTAAACGAACGGTTCCATTATTCGTTACGTCTACATATTTGAGCCACCACAAACCCACTTTCTTAAATATGTACAAATCATATACCTGTACTGATTCTGGCAGCTTATCCAGAATATCCTGCAAAGTATAAGTAGGAAGGATTTCATATGACATAAATCCACAAGTCTGAAATTCCTTATGTAAACTCAAAAACCATACACCTTTTGATTTGTCGTCAATACGGCTTCCATGCGACACTCTTGCCCAATATATACTTGCATCACTTGTATCTAATCCAAGCTCCTGCAAGTGCTTCATTTGTTCTATTGATAATACTTGTTTTGATTTCATAATTCATAAGATAAAATTACAACCGTTAATGCAATGAAAATGATTACTACTATCAAGGCGATAGATAGACATCCCTTTTCGTATTCTTCATCTTCCGATGGTGTGTTTTCGTTATACCAATCTAATGGATGTTTTAATTTCATTTCTCACTCCTTTCTTTCTCCTTTTTAGCTTTATCACAAGCTGACTTCTTCATTACATACGGACAATCGCAATTCCCGTATCTTTCGTTATACCAACAGCAATAATTACACTGATGCATTATTTATTCCTCCATCTATATTCAAAATACTTACAGTTCTTCGCCTGCTTTCTTGCCGTTATGCGTCTTTTCAATGCGTGACAATACATCTGAAAATTGGCACATATCTCATAATGCACGCATATACTGCAATGCTTTTCTTCTGTATTATTTATCGTCTTCTCTCTTCATAAAACACATCCATATTGTTTTGCTCTGCCTTCCGGTGGTATGCCCAAATAGAGGCTTAAAAGGGATAACGGACAAAACTTCTGAAGCTTTTATCTCACTTTCGTTCCATTTGAAAATGAGCGTTCCATTAGGTTTCAAGACGCGCATACACTCGGCAAATCCGTCGTGTATAAGTGATTTCCAATCTTTTGGCAGTTTACCGTATTTCTTAGCCATCCATGAGGTTTCACCAAGTGTTTTTAGATGCGGTGGGTCAAACACCACCATATAAAAAGAATTATCCTCAAACGGCAAATTAGTAAAATCGGCTATTACATCCGGTTTTACATCTATAGTTCTGATTCTATCTTTGTCCTTAGCTGTAAGTGTTTCTGAACGCTTGTCTACAAATAAAACCAAAGGGTTATGCTTGTCAAACCAAAACATTCTACTGCCACAACAAGCATCTAATATAAGTTTATCGCTTTCCATTGTTATTCCTCCTTATCTATCTTAATGTCTGTTACTTTGCCACGATTGATAAAATACTTACAATCAATAAGCCTGCAAATCCATTCATCACTACGATTCTCTAATTCATCACATTCCTTACGAAGAGAACATATAGTACATTCATAGTCATTTGGATAATTCGCAGCTTCATGCAGCACTCCATCTATTATTATTCCGTTCTTTACTTCCATAATCAATATTCTAATATTTCACAATCACTTACTTTCACTTTCATAAACTTTTTAGTTTCCTTATCCACTATCAAAAACTTATCTTTCCTAAAAAAGCCTCCATCTATATACCCTACCACCTTTCCAGTGCCTTTATAGGTAAACTCTTCTACAGTAGGATAAGTCCCGTTTGGATAATGTATATCATGCTCTTCACAACGAATACTATATTCTATTGAATCGAATATTTTATAACTTACTTCCATAATCAAATACAATTAGGGCATTCAGCCGATTTGTTACCTTTAGTATCTGTGTATGTATAGATACTTTCTCCTTTTGAGGAAATCACATCGACCATACAGCCGCACTTCGTACACTTTCTATGCGCATTGTTGGGGTTGTTTATCCATCTATGCCCTTTTCTGTTTTCTGCGCCTAACTTTGTTCCTCTATTAAATCCCATAATCACACCCTTTCCCGTAAACATTTACGAACTCGCTGACATCCATATAGTCTATGCCAAAATTCTCGGCTGTTTTCTTGTCACTGTCTGAAAACTGCCCTTCGAGGCCGCTTGCATCACCAATCATTAAACAATCTTCTACCTCCAAACTGAAATCTTTCCATGTATTGTAATTATCAAAAAGTTCTTCAAGCATTCCGGTATTTGGCTTTCTCATAGGGTTGCTTCTGTCATTGCTTCCGCAATACTTAAAACGCGTATCAATGTCGCAATAATCCATTATACTGTAACTCACGTACTCACATTTTACATAAATAAATGATTCTGGAACCAACCCTTTTTCTATCCCTCCCTGGTTTGTCACGATAAAAATTTCTTCGGGATTCAAATTCTTTATTGCATCCAGGACATCAAACTTAAATTTCATGTCCCATATCCCCTTTGGAAACGTCTCACCACTTGCAGTTTCTATTAACGTCCCGTCCATATCACAAAATAAAACCTTGTACTTTTTCATTTCTCGTTCCTTTCTTTGTTTAAATTTTTATCTTCACATCGAACTATTTTATTTTTCTTGCAAAACCTTATTGAATACCTTACCGCCTTCCGTATGTCCTCATACTCCTTTGTACTGTACACATTGTATGTACGGAGTTTTCGCATAATTTCCTCTTCCATGAAAGGAAGTATTTCTTTCTCAAACCTACTCATTTCCTATGTGTTTTACGGTTCTTGTTCCTTTTTCTGCGTTTCGCAATCTGCTTGTTTGTACATCTATCATTTTTTGAATGATGTTTTCTCCTTTTAGGTATACCACACGGTTCTAAAGGAATATTCATATATGGATTACAAATCTCATAATAGGTGTTATCATTCCAAGAAATTTCGTTCTGCATATTTTACCCCTCTTTCTTTTTAAGGCTTATATCAATTGACAACCTATCGGTAATTTCCTCCTTAATTATCTCCCTGCACAAATTCCTTATCATAGAGTAATCACCATGTCTTTGTATCTCGTTGGAAACCATACAACGAACCCACCTCTCTATATCGACATCATTCCCATAGGTGTTTTGAAAGATACGTTTAACTTCCTCTTTCACAATTGGAATCATAATTTCCTTTATATCCTCTTTAGTCAACTTTAATTCGTTGTGGATATAGTTCTTTACTTCCCTGTATATATATTTACTCATAGCATCTAAATCTCTACTTTTGTATAATTACTAAATTTACAATAAAGATATTCACTTGAAAGCCATCCTCCTAAATGGCTTTTATCATTGACATATTTACAATAGGTTTCCCATTTGTCCTTATGTATAATTTCATACATTACGTCTTTATATATGAACAAATCTCCTTCTTGCAAATTTGAAATCTTAATTGTTTTCATATTAACCCAATCCTCTTTAATCTTTTTCTAAAATTCTTTTCATTCAAAGCTTGTTCGTAATAGCAATCCGGCTCAATAGCTATTTTAGTTTTCATTATAGGTTTCCCGTTTAATCCAATTGAAACTTCTTTGGTAATAGAAGCTCTCTTTATCTCTTTCGTTTTCAGATTGAATGAAAATAAAATATGTCCCGGAACCCTCCTCTTCTTGTTCGTCAATTTATATTCATGCTGTTTCTTTTGAATATATTCTACCTGGTTTTTAGATAGATTACTTTTTATCAAATCGGGAACTATTTCCATATCAATCACCGTTTAAAACAAACAACAACTCTCTTGCTTTCCTATAGGTATCAAAACCTTTTACGTTCACCCATTCAGATGAAAGACGTTTGTCTTTTCTGACTTGTACGCAATACACGACTATCGGAATACAGCCGTTATACCTTATTTCTTTCACAATCCTATATCTTTCCATGTCAGATACAATTTCTCATAAAAATTTCCCTGTCAATCATACCGTTTTCCGATTCTTCTACCAAATCAAAAAACGTTACAGCACGACAAACATTTTCGTCTATCATTATACATACTCCATCACCGGGATAATATTCACACGAAACATTATCGTTCCAATCTATATGTTTTTGTGCTTCTTTGGCTATATCGTAACAATCAAGCATGTACCCTTGATATTTAATAGAAGCTCTCCTTATTTTGTCAAATATATTTCCTTTCATTTCTTTGTCTCCTTCTTTATCTTTTCATAGCACTCTTTACAAAAAACAAACACCTTTCCGTTATTGATTTTAACTTTAAAACCATCTCTCCTTAAATCAGTGCAAGTAGGTTTTAATTCTGCATAGTGATTTAAACCTTTTCCGCACAAATCACACGAAACTTCATACCATTTCTTTATCATTTTCAATCTCTTTTCTATTACTCAATACATAAAACAATTCCCCTGCGTATCATATCTTCCAACTCTCTTTCAGAAAACTCATCAAATGTATGCTTGTCCATAGTGCAGAAATGATACCTTACAGATTGATTTTCATAATTGATATTTTTATGATAATCAATCATTACATCGCTTATAACCGTTTCAATAATCTTATTGTTTACAACAAAAGAAAAACGTGTTCCGACATCATAACACCCCTTCTTAAACAAAAGAATTTTCCTTTCATCCATTTTATTTCAATTTTTCTTCAAATTCTGCAATTATACAGTCTGCATCACCACCATGTACCCAGTCCTCCAGTACAGAAGACAAAGCTTCAATAGATTTCTCCTTCTGCCATTCAGCACCACTATTAAAACCATTAGCAATCATTTCCTTGATGTCAGAAATTCCATTCGGTACCCCACATGTTCCAAATGAACGAATAACCGATTCAGCATATTCTATTGACGCCTTTTCTACTGTCTGTTTCATATCAATAACTTTTTGTTTTCTTATATCTACCGCATTTCTTGCAGACGTAATATCTGGCGATATATTTATTACATCCTAACTCATCCCATGCCGTAACCTTTCTCTCATACATCAGTTCCCATTCATGGCGGCAGAGCCATTTCTTTATGATAGCATTCAGATTCATATCCTAAAACAAAATCTTGAATTTCTTCCCTTTCAATGTCGGCAATCTCTCTTCCACAAACTTCCTTAACTCTTCCTCCTCAATAGGAAACAGAGGATTGTATTTATATTTGAACGTGTGTATATATTGCTCATTCAGCATCACATCAAAAATTAATGTCTTCATTTCAGCATTTCATTATTAGGGTAGTATTTCTTGTATTCCTCAAAAGCAAGCTCTAACACATCTTCTTTACTCACATACTGCAAAACAATATCTTTCTCTGTATATACCAAGTATTCCTCTCCTTTTAAATCCAACCATTTCCTTTTTCCGCACTCTCTTTGCTGTAGTTTAAATCTATACTTTGCCGGACGGTTCCATTCCATAAACAAACTACATGTCAGCTTGTATTCTACATCTTCCTTTTTAATAATCTTTTCTGTCATAACCCTTTATATTAAAATAACCCTCCATCCACAACACAGCTTCTTCTATTGTTTCCACCTTTTTAAACTCCTTTACGATACATCGCTGCATATATTCGCAACATATATTTTCTTCATAATCAAAATAGATATTGTACGCCCCGTTATTATCAGTCCCGGTACATGCTATTCCAAGCTCCAGGGCTTTCTGAACCTTTTCCGGTTCGGTTGAAAAATAGGCATAAACCTTTCTACTATTTACACGCATCAACCCATTAAGTTCTACAATATTGTTCATATTCGAGATAATATTTGTTTATGTCTAACCCGATTAAGAAAGGGAGGCTTAACACTCCCTTATCAATCACACCACAAAGATAATATTATATTATGACATACGCAATAGCTTATTCCCAATAAAATTGCATATTTAACATTTCTTGTGTTTCCTTCTGAATAGGCTTATATCTCGTTTCCGTAGCTAAATCCCTCTCTGCCACTTTGTTATACTCTTCCAAAGCCTTTTCCTTGTCTATACTCCTTTCCACCCAAATACCTATCATCTGGTCCGGCTGCATATCCCCGATAGACACCGGGTTTTCTTCTGTAGCCTCGTAAAACTGGACTGTATAGGGTCTACTGTATATATTAGGTGTACTCCCCATATATCGGCTTCCGTCTTCACTTTCCATCATTCCCACGGCACCCACCTTGAACGAACACACATTTGTTTCCGGGTTCTCGAACCATATCTTTACACCCTTTGCCACCTCCTGGCTGTCATTGTGCAGCACTATAGCCCTGTATTCGTTTCTTGCATTTCTTATAGTGTTGACGCTCAATTCGTCAAACAAATTACCGAACATGTCATTAGGTATTGTCGTGGAAGACGCAAATCCCCCTATCGAGTAGGAAACATTCTGCTGTTCTGCCATATATCCGGAACTTACTGTATATAATAATTTCATTTTCTCCTCCTTTCTTATTCTTTCGGTTTCGGCATGCCTGCCAAAGACCAATATTCCGTTTTTGCCGTATTGTCAATCGTGACCGTACCACCGTTGTTTCTCACTCTTGCTATGTAAAACTCGTTTACCGACTTGGTAGGCGGCTGTTCCAAGGTCACTTCCTGTGTCAGCCCCAACGTAAACCAATCATAGGTGTAAAGCCCTTCCATTTGTGCGTCCGTGAATACCTTTCCAAGAGGTACCGTTCCCAGTATCACGACTTGCAAATTTGTTTCCGCAACAAAATCGGATTCGGACGTTAATACAATATTCTTGTTATCTATTATATTGACTATCTCATATACACCATTATTTAGGGGCTGTGAACCGTCGTCCTTCAAAAACTTTATCGCTACCGGGGTTTTCCCTGCCTGTCCTCTCACCTTACCGGAAAAATCCACGGTTCCGGTCACTACACCCTTCTGGTTGATACTCACATATCCGTTTTCGTAATTCTTTGTCGAATACCCGATTTTTAGCCAGTAATACACGCTGTCTGCCGGGATGGCAAAGTTATCGTATATGTTGACAATGTTTATTACTTGCCCCAATGAGTTTACCGCCATACCCGGCAATATCCTTACCGTTCCTCCCTGTGTTCCCTGCTGCACCTCGAACGCCTTGTTGTCTATAAAGGTGTCCACAGTCTCAAAGTCGGACTTGAATTTTGTAGGGTTGTTTGTCACTATGCCGAATGTATAACTTCCGGCAATAAGAATCTTTCCAAGCAAAGAGTTCTGTAGGAAAGACTGCATATTCATCACTTCTTCTTTTTCTAAAAAAGTGTTTCTGTTAACATTTATCTGCGCCATATATTTATAAATTTTTATTTACAAAATTAGAACCATTCTGGATAATTTCTGTTGAAATCTGCGTAATTATACATCCTTGTACATCCTCTGAAACATCCGCTTTTAGGGAGACTGTCAACATCCGGAAAACCGAATTGATACGGTTGGAATAGTTTTTCAAAATAGAAGAACAAAGGCATATAAGCTACTGGTAATTTTACTCCGGCCACTATACATTCCCATCTCGGTTGAGACGTCATATTTGAGCAACCGCTGAATGCGTCTGTGCAACTATTCATATGTTTTAGTACCCCCGATTCTATATAACTATTATCTGTTCCGGTAGGTCCAGGTTTATTTACAGTCACATCACCGAAAGCATATTCGGTTGTCGACAAATTAGAACAATTCTCAAACATACTATTAATATTTACCGTCACCGAATGTTCGGGCGGTGTGATAGGATTGCCCTGCGAACCTGCCGTCCTCAGATTCCTGCAACCACTGAAGCAATATGTGTAAGAACTACATTGCGAAGAATCAGAAAACAAGGATGATGTTATAGTAGTCAAACCACTATTCCGAAACATACCGGACGCATTTCTAATATCGGGGATTGTCACACCACTTACATTCAGCAAGCTTGTACAGCCGTAAAACATTTCGTTACATTGTGTACCTCCATTCGTCGTGTAATTGAATGCACCAGAGCTTATGCTTGACAGATTGGTACATTTATAAAACGCCTGTCCCAAAAACAATTCACCCACGGTCCCGGAAAACATGTTGCTCGGTAATGACGATACGCCCGAAGCATTACAAAAACCGTATGCGTTTATTGTCTCTCCCGAAACATATCTGAACGTTATTCTGCATGGTGATTGCAAATTAGAACAATCGGAAAACATATATATACATGTTTTTATATTCGTCGCTCCAATATCATTACTTATACTTGACATACTGCTACATCCGGCAAACATATAATTCAAAGACGTTCCATTACTTGACGTCCTTAACTGTCCGCTTACGGAAGAAATATTTTTACATCCATAAAAACAACTGGAGTAATCATTTATCAAGTTCCCTGCAAGCACACTCGACAAGTTCACTGAACCACTCAGCCCACTATCTCTATATGTGCTAACAAATGTACCGCTTGTTATAAAATCAAACAATCCTGCTGGAACGCTTCTCAAACTGCTGCATCCATAAAAGAACGAATCTGCCGAACCGCTCATAAGGCTTGTGGTCCAACTTACAACCGATTCAAGACTACTGCAATCCTGGAAAGCTCCCTTTCCCCATGACGTTCTCACATCCTCAGTAAACCACTTGATTACTTTTGTCAAACAATTCTGAAAACTTGAAAACCCGTTCGCACTCCATGATAAATTAGCCGACATCCCGTTAAAATCGAATAATATTATCTTTGTTCCTCCCGAACTATAGGTATGCGAACTTGTTCCTAATGTCTGGTCTCCGTCTCCCCACTTTACGCGAAGATTGTTCAATCCGGTAGAAGAAGTGTTAAGTACGGGCAACACTATGTTCGTGCCGCTTGACACGCTTACTTCCAGTACCGCACCGTCTTCCATTATTATGTCAATCGTCTTGCTGAACTCTTCCGGACCTACCATATAGCTTCCGCTCTCTGTAAAGTAGTTCTGACTTGTAGCCACCCACGCATAAGTATCATTACACGGAACCATCCATGATACCGTACCGCTCGAACTTGTCACGCCCGAACTTATATTGTCCTCTACGGTAACACCCGAAATAGGAGAGCCGTTCTTTGTGCGCACGTTATATGTAACCTGGCACTTGTTACGCGTCATTACGACGTTAACATATTCGTCGCTATTATTGATGCTTACCGAACCGTTCTGGCTCTGATATCCGGCTTTTGACGCCTGCCAGCTTAATGTCTGGGGCGGCACGTATGTTCCGAATACCGCACGCCCGGCTCCATCCGTGTTCTTTACCGTACCTCCGCATACAATACGCACGCTCCTTATGGAAATACCTTTCTCGTCCACCACGTCGAAAATAACTTTATAGGTATTTACGCCAAGAACTATCGTCGCACTTGTATCGTATTCTCCTACTGATACGAATGTGCTATTTTCATTATATTGGGGAAGCTTGCTTGCCGTGGCCGTACCGGAACTTCCTGCCTCCACATTGAAGGTCGTATATCCTTGTCCATCGGAATATTGCGTCATTCCGTTAAACGTCACCTGTGCCCCACTTATGCCTATATTGCTGCCGTTGACAACCTGTATTCTCACATTCACCCTCTTTACGGTAAAATTGATAGGAACACGGGTGTCCGAATTGTACACGGTAAACGAATTCACCACGTCATAACAATAAGGATATTTTGCCACATAATCGTATGTACCCGAAAACAATTGCGTAGATACCAACCCTAATTCGTTCGTTGTCAATTTTTCGCTTTGTCCTACAATCTCGATTGTCGCCCCAGAAGCCTGCGCACTTCCTATAGTCGCCTGGAAAGTCACGTTGAACGGCACGGACGCCTTTTCTGCCATCTTTATAGTATAGGCATTGTCTCCTGCCGTTATGTTCACGTTCCCCTTTGCCGGGTTATAGTCCTGGTGAGACGCGCTCCACTCCCACACACCAAGTTCAAGCGTCCAGCTTGCCGCGACACCGTTGTTGTTGGAATATCTCGTTTCCCCGTTTATCGTCACTACCGCATTACTAATAGGGTCGTTCGTTTCCACATCCAATACCGTTACCGTCAGTTTTCCGGTCTGCTTAACAAGGTCTACCGTTATGGCTAAAGGCTGGTTTATCAATACTGCCGTTCCTGTTCTCGGCTCATACCCCGTTTTTGTCACATTCCACGGATAACTGCCCGGCACACGGTTAAAGACTGCGTTTCCGCTCGCGTCCGTATTGACCGTTTGTTCATCCTCCCCTACACCAAGCACTACGGGCTGGTTCTTAACGGGTTGTCCGCTCATTCTCACGGTAAATATGATGTCGTAGGTAACAAGCTTTAATTGTACATCCACTCTCTTGTTCTCTCCGTTCACCGTCACAACACCTTGTTTCGTATAATATCCTTCCTTCTGTACGGTCCAGTTATAACCGCCCGATATACGGACAAATTGCGCCTGCCCTCCACTCGTACTTATTGATTCCGTACCTACAGTAACCAAAGCATCGTCAAGCGGTGTATTGTTATCGTCCGTAACATAAAAATCAATCAGATAGCCTATCTGCACCAAGTCAACTTCTACCGTCACGTCCTTATCCACGACTTCCACCGTTCCTTCCTGCCCGTTAAATTCCGTCTTTGACACCTTCCAGGCATAAGAACCTGCCACCTCTACAAATGTCACAACCCCGTTTCTTTCCGTCTGTAGGGTCGTGCCGTTGAATGTCACGTCTGCTTTTGACACTGGCAAACCGTTGCTTCTTACAATAAAGTTTATCTTATATTTCGGTATAGGGTGAAACTGCACGTCAATAACGGCATTGCCATATATCGTAAAGTCGTCTTCTACCGTCACATATTCTTCCTTTACTACCTTGTAATGATACGTTCCTGCCGGATATACGAACCCGGTTGCAAGACCCTGCGCATTAGAACTTCCGGTCTGATTAGGAATTCCCTCACCCGTCACCAATACGGATGCGCCCGATACTGGCTCCACACCGTCCCTTATACGGAAAGTCACGTTATAGTAAGGTATCTTTTCCATCTCGATTTCTATGTTGGTAGAATCCACTATTTCGGCATTTCTTCTCACCGTATAATAGTCCTCATATTCTGCCACATATTCGTATATACCGGGGAACACCTCGAATGTCGCTATACCGTTGCTTCCGGTATATTGAACCTTTCCTGCAAAGGACACTTTCACATTCTGCATCCAGTCTTTTGTCTCCTTGTCGCGCACAAAGAACGTAACCACCCGTTCATAGGCGGCACCCATTAACTGTACATATTCTACAGCATCCTTGTCCACTAATAAAGAGTTTTCCACGTTTTCAAAGTTTTCGGCTTCCACCTCATAATACCATTGTCCGCGCGGTAACGTTATCTTTGCTTCACCGTTCACGTCCGTTACAAGCTCTTCCCCGTTTACCGTTATCTTCGCATTGGGTATATACTTGTTTCGGTTTGAAAACACCTTGAACAATATCTGATATTCTTCCTCTCCTACATAAGGACGTATCAATTCACTACCGAATATGTTCTTATATCCAACAAGGTAATTTTTTAGGAATGTCTCTACAGTAAATTGTCTCTGATATGCGTTGTTTTTATAGTAAGCAGCTATAATGTCACGTTCACCCAAATATCCTTGTGAAAACGGCAGATATAAGGGTTTCACATGAAAATCGTATATATATACATACGGGTGATTTCCGACCGTTCTTTCCTGGATAAATATAGGTGCGATATACTTCATTCCCGGCATTATCGACAAAGCACGCCCAGACGGGAAATTAAGTGCAGGCGCTTTCAAAAACTTCTCGTTCGTTGACAGCAGTATTCCTTTTATGTAGTAATACATGCCGTCATTCTTTATGTCCAAATATTCGTTTTCATGGAACCAAAGGGAACTTCCGGTTATCTGTCCGTTTTCCAATATTCCCATAGACAACGGCTCTCCGTCTACCGTCTCGTACCCAGCTACTCCAAACTTTAGGTTTTCATTGTCCGTAGCCGACACTTTTACTTGCAATGATATTTCGTAGGATAGATTCGGGTCTATGATTATAAGCTTGTCCAAATCCACCCTTCCGTCTATGCCCACGGCTTGATTACCAAAAAATGTCATAGCATTGAATATCTCGTCATCATCCCCGTTTTCGTCCTGCGTTATGCTTATACTTTCCGGTATCAATAGAGGATAATTATTCAAATCCTCTACTCCTTTTGTATATTCATACGCTTTTGATACATTCATTACCGTATTCGTCCGGTCACATGTAGGCGAACTGTGACCCATCGCCCACCCCGTAGCTTCCGGTCTCAACAAGGCAAATATAAACTCGTCCAAAGAATTGTATCTTATCAATCGCAACAATTCACCCAATATCTCACCTTCTTTACTTATGATGTCAAGCCTTCCGCGTTTTGAATATTCTTCCAGGTAATTGTAGAATAGATATTTCATCTGTTCCTGGCTGTCCACCATGTTAGTAACAAGACCCCTGTTCTGAATGAACATTTCAAAAAGAATCTGATTTGTATCTATCTTCTTGTATTGTCTTGCATACAATACTATCAAGGCGAATATATGGGTTATGGTTCCCCAGAACGCACGGAAATCCTCGTTCTCTTTCTTCTTTAAGAATGTAGGCAAAATCCCCCTTCCTTCCAGTTTTTCGAGCACGTTTTCTGCCCACCGTATCACTTCCTTATCGTTTTCCTCGAAAAAACGACTGAAAGGCAAATTATCATATATAGGTGTGGACTGGGGTAAAAATAATCCCCCACACGGGTTTTCTTTCTTCTGTTTTACTTCCATGTTGAACTACAATTAATTGCACGGTAAAAATACGATTAATTTTGGATATTACGAAAACAAACACGACGAAAAATACTGTAGAACCGTTCCACCACTGCAATCCCCCTAATCAAAGACCAGTCCATAACAATAGAGGCTCTAAAGGTAGGAGTGTGGGTAGATAGTGGAGGTGTATATAGTGGTTTTGTCAATCCATTAAATACTTTTTATACTGGTATGTCAACAGTTTTAGCTAATCAAGGTTATATTGGTAGTAGTCAAGCAGTTGTTGTAGATATACCGACAAGTGTCAATACAAATTATTCATTAAAGAAAATTTTATTTTCATTTTCACAGATAATTGAGACGGACAGCGCTACGAATATAAATTGTTCAATAGTATCAGATACATTATCGTATGCTTATAGTCAAGGTGTTAGTATGGATACTAATAGCGTTGTAAATTTAGACTTTTTATATGCAAGTCCTTGGTTGGAAGGACAGTTTAATTATACTTATGTAATATACGGTGTAACACAAGAAGCATTGACAGCATACTACTGTCAAATAAGAATTTCTAAACAAAACGGTAATATAACTCAGTCTACATATTTTGTTCAAACAGTCGATTATGACGATTTACCATACATAAAAAGTAAAGTGAATAATTTCTGTTATAAGAATTATTATGTTCCTTTAGTAAATTATGGGGAAGATTTGGATAACGGTAAGATATTTATAGTAACGGGGATGGATTGTTTTAAAGCAAGTGATTATGTAGTAACATACTCTATAGATTATCAGAATTCTCCTGGGAATTATTGGAATCGAACAAGGTCCCAATTTGACGGAAATACGGGAGTAAGTAGTGGTGCTGTGAAAAGATTTTTATTTACACAAAGTAGCCACGAACTTTCTGTATTGGTATATGGTGAAAACAATGCTGTAAATGGTAAATGCCATGCTACTGTGATATCATTTAAAGGGAATAATTGGGATGGATTAAGAAGTCCAAGTTCTGTTAATATTTTCTCTGTATATAACAATTTCCCGGCTGCATTTACAGATAAAATGGGTAATAATATGTGGATTTCAAGTAACTTGAAATGGATGTTTGCCGTTCTATATGGCACCACAGAAAAACCGTATGGAAAAGGTCTTATTACAGTAAGAAGTGTAACACCTATTATCGGGAAAACTGGCTGGTCTTCAACTACTTATTATATAGATGACGATTCAACATTGGAAATACGAAATGCAGTTGCCAATAAATATGTTCTTGATATTATTTTCAATAGCACTGATTACAAGATGATTGTATTATGTAACAGTCTGATAGGTTCTGGATTAGACCAAGGACAATCCTATACTTTTATCAGTCCAGATTATTTATACTGTTTTGTTTATAATGGGAAGAAATGGATAGAACTTTCAAAAGAAAGTGTAGGAATGGATACGTTATGGAGTAGATATAATAATTATAAGACTATACCTGGAGGTGGAACATCTGTCGATTACAGACCTTATTTTAATGTTACGAGTATTGCAGGACTTAACACTAATAAAAATATTTCATTTGTTTATCCAGGTAGTTATTCAACTTATAAACCAACGGCTTATGAATTCGGTCTGACATTTGGTGATTGATTTAATAAAAAGTAACTATATACCTAAACATTCTTGATGTAAATGGTATATAGTTACCTTTAATTAATATGAACACTTATTTTATTAGTCTCCGAAAGTCAGTTTAGCGTAATAAGCTGTCATATTTTCGTTATATGAAGGGAAGGAATAACTCATATCCCAAGAACCAAGATAATTAGGATTGACATTAAAGAATGGTTTGTATTTTGCACCAGAACTTCCAGAGGATATATATTTATTCCAGAAATTAGTAAATCCTAATGTACTATAAGGTATATTTACCCATTTTTTACCGTTATACACAAATGTAAATAAATGAGTTGGATGAATACCTTCTATATATTGGTCTAATGTCTTTCCTCCTTGTGCTCCTACTGTATCGTTACAGAGAACAATCATTTTATTTTCATTCTTATTAAATTGAATTTCAAGTACATAATAATTTGCAAGTGTATTTCTCAAATCTGCTGTAGAGCTATCGTTAATGGAATAAGTAGCTATCTCATTCCAACCAATATTTACGCTAAAAAGTGAATTTGAACTTGTAACTGTATTAATACCTTTCCCTATTCCGTAATTCCCCCTTTTGCAATACATCAGTGTCTTCATATCTGTTGTTGCCCAAGCATTCAAACCAAAATCATCTGTAATTGCAGAAGGAATATTATTGTAAAAAAACCAAAAATTATTTCCTTGACTATCATCTATATAATTCCATGTAGGAGCACCTCTAAATATAAGTATCCCAACCATATTAATTCCTCCAGGGTTTGATGTAGCAGATGAATCTGGACCGAAACCTAATATTATTAATATTCTATTTTTATAATCAATATGTAGTTTTTTATAAAAAAGGATTTTGAATGCTTTTGAAACTGTCACCGAAGAATATATGTCGAATTGATAACCTGCTGTACCGCTACCTATGCTCCATGAGTTAATTTTAAATCTTACCAGATTGATTGCTGAATTATATATCGGTGTAATATAACAGTTATCATATGAATATTCATTATGTATAATATCTGATTCGTCTCTTGTAAAAAGTTGTGTGATAGAATTACGTATAGAATAATTATTGCTAAAATTAAATATCCAATTATCTGCTTGGCCAAAAACATCAATTTTGAGATAATTTAGACTTCTACGTCTTACATTAAATTCCATCCATGTTATTCTATATGCAGAAGAATCACTGAAAAAGGTTCCTACAATATTTTGAAAATCACCGTCAGAACTTTTACTGAGATACAAGCTTCCTTGCATATAATAATATCCCGACAATCTGTTATCACTAAAGACATTAGGAAGTCCTGGAGCCAAAACACTCATACGTGTATATAAAAAATTATCTGGGTCTATTCCCAAAGAAATAATTGTTTTACCTTGCGGAACATCTTGGTTTACAGAGCTGTCATTTGTATTGTAAGTTAAGACCATAGAACAAGAAGAACTTGGATATCCTTTATTTTCTGTTACTTCTGAACTTGTTATATTATTGTAATACACTAACCCGGTATATGAATTTTTTCTTGTAACGGCGACAGCATCTCCACCACTCCATTCATCCTTCACCCACACCCCTACCTTTAGAGCCTCTATTGTTATGGACTGGTCTTTGACGAGAGAGATTGAGGTGGTGGAACGGTTCGGATAATTCCAATCTCCTGTTCCGTTTCCTCCCCAGGTCGTGCTACCTCCTGCTTCCCACCAGTAATTGCCCGGCTTTATCTTCAACACCACCTGTCCGGATGCGTTTGTAGTACCGCTATATGCTGTACTGGTATTGTTGCTTGACAGTTTTACAATACATCCACTTCCTACGCTTGTTCCTGTATTCGCGTTGTTTACCGTTATCGTTATTGTCACTTCACTTGGTACCAGCTTGATTGTAAAGTTAGAGGTGTTCGTGTTGGTGGTGTTCAATGTCACATACCTTGTCGCACTTACTACGTATCTCATTGTAGTACCGGATACATATACAGTCGCCCGTCCGGACGAGTTTGTAGTCAATGTCTGTGTAGCGTAATTATTGGAATCTGAACTATCTCCGTTTATACCATATACTTTCATCGTTGCACCACTTACAGCCGCATTCGTGTAACTGTTCTGTACAGTTACTGTTATGCTCTTTATTGCTGTAGAATAAAACGCTGTAGCGTCACTGTTATGTCCTATATTACTGAAATTATAATTAGGGGTGATGTTGTATGTCGTTTCAGTCGTTGTTGTGCCAGTCACAAAATAACTCGCCTTATATGCAGCTATATTTGTCGTTATACCTGCAATGAATGTATATGTTCCATAATAATATACCGTTTTGGCAGAATTTTGAGTAAGCGTTACTGTCGTTGCTACTCCTGCTGTAGTAAATATAGGCTTTATCAAAGTATTCACTCTCCACCATCCTAATACTGGCGTCGAAAATGGTACTTTCACTCTGAATGCTGTACTTACACTCTTCGTCAATCTTACCGCATTCTGTGTAGTAGTTGCCAAAGGCATTGTTATCGTCGTGCTTCCGGCTACCCAATAACTCGTACCACCACCCCACGACAATGTATATGAACCTGCTATCATTGGACCGAATGACACTTGACCGCTACTGTTCGTCGTTCCGGAAAATGTAACAGAAGAAAGGCTTTTGTTCGTCAACGTAACCGGACATCCGTTCGCATTCCCTTTTACCGCACTCTGATAATAGTCCTTCATCGTTATTGTTATAGAAGAACTTGTCTCGCTCATTTTCAGATTAAGCGGACTTGCTTGTGTAGATGATAACGTACCGGATAACGCGTTATAGTTCGTTTTGGAGAATGAATAATTTCTGTTTATACCACTTCTGTATACAGTCCAGTTACCGCTGGAATCAGTCGTTCCAGTCTGTCCGAAATAGGAACCAGACACTCCGCTTATATTTGTCCCGTAATTAGAACTCTTTATGTTAAATGTAAGACGTGCCGTCACATTCAATGTCATAATCCATTGCTCGCTTTCACTCGCCCATGTATGAGCCTGGCTTGCATTGTTGTAATAACTTGCGTTGTTTTTCGGTGTGTAGGTGTAATTTATACCTGCATATACCGTATTTGTTTTCTTTCCGCTTGCATCCAACGTTATTTCTCCTGCCGGGGCATTTGAACCTGTAGGTACACTTCTGACTATCACTGCACTGCCCAACGGATAGGTAGATGTTGACGACGGGTGTTTCTCGACAACTGTCAGTGTCACTGTTCGCGTCGTTCTGTTCATCGTCACTGTATAGGGTGATGTCTGTGTGGCAGTCACTGTCCCTACATAGTTATTGAAATACTGTGCCGTAGCGGTCATTTGTCTGTCTAATCCGCTTCTATAAAAGCTTCCTCCGGATGCAAGTGTTTGACCGAAATATGTAATCGTTCCCGAAAGTGCATTGGATGTATTGTAAATATTCGCTACTGTATTAATCACTATCTTTTGGTTACAAATCAATTGTATTGTTCGCACTTGTCCTGCTGCCGTATAAGTCAGTGCAGTATTTGGATTACTGTAATAATTAGGTCTTGTTACTGGTATAAATGTTACTGGTGTACCTAAATAACATACAAACGATACACTGCCGTTCGTATCTAACGTTAATGGGCTTGTAGATGCTGCCGGACTAAAATTCATCTTCATAGATGAATAAAGAGCTACAGTCCACCCAAACGTATTAGACGTAAACGCTTTTCTTGTTATTGTAACAGCACCATTCGATTCATTGTTGTATGCGTTGATAGTATTATTTCCATTACTAAATAAAAAATCTTTATTCGCAGAAAGCATCTTATCTACAGTACATATTTGAGTTATTTCTGCATACGATTTATTCTGCGAATTACTTCCGCTAATATCAAATACTGATGCTGTATCTATCTGCCATGTAACGGGCTTACTTCCTCCGTCCAAATTAAAGAAATTAGTTGTGCTGAAAGAACCAGAAACACCACATCTTATATAGTGGGCATACCAAGTCCATACACCTGTTCCTTTATTATCTGTAAGCCATCTTCTTGTTGCACTACCACCTGTTCCGGTTGCATTACTCTGAAAAAACAAACTATATCCAGTAGGAATTTTTGCATGAAAAAACACTACAAACTCCTTGTTTGCTGCTGTTGGCGTACCAAAATAAAATCCTCCTAATCCCGGACTTGTTGCTCCAGTAGAAGTCTTTATTTCCAAAACATACTGTGATTTGAATAACACTTCTTCACTCACTCCAAGACTTACTGTAGCAGTTGAACGCGTCATTACCGCGTTGAACGGAGACGCGGTGTCTGACGTTATACTACCTCTATAATTACCGTGATATGTCGCTGTAATATCTACGTTTCTCGTTACAGAACTCCTATACAATGATACATTTCCGCTACTGTCTGTTGTCCCTGTCTGATGAAAATATGATACGGTAGCTCCACTCAAATTTGTTCCGCTCGGTACATTCGATTTGACATTAATCGTTATCTTTGCTGTTACCGTCAAATCCATAGTCCATGACTGATTGGCGGCTGTATAGGTGTGTTTCTGTGTCGGATTACTGTAAAATTCCGGATGTCCCACTACCGTAAACGTCATTTCCGCGCCTATATATCCATTGAATGTCACTGCACCGTTCGCATCTGTTATAAGTGTTCCGGTTGCACTTCCTGCTGTATATTTTATCTGTAAGTTCTGATAATAAGTTGTTTGTGCTGGCGTTACTTCTCTTACTACAAGTGTAACTGGATTGGCTGCACGTGTCATTACAATATTGAACGGATTCGCAGAATTGTGAACTATCTGTCCGGTATAAGATTCGAGATTTGATGCACTTACCGATATGCTTCTATCACCGCCACTCCAATAGAAAACTGCATTACCGCTTGCATCTGTTGTTTTTGTCTGGGCAAAATAGTTTATCGTAGCTCCTTGTACATTCGTTCCAGGTACATTATCCTTTACATTGATTGTTATCTGTTTTGCACAAGTGAGATTCAAATCCCATGCTTCGCCTGCTGATGTAAATGTATGTGTTTGCTGATAATTCGTATAAAACGGTCTTCTGTCCGCTGCCGTTAGAATAAATGTAATTGGAATACCTAAATACGCCTCAAATGTTCGACTATCATTCGGTATCGTTCCGTTTCCTGCTGCCGATGTATAAGTCAATGTATAATTAATACCTAATTTACTTCCACCTGGTATTACTTCGTACTGATTTATTGTCACCACATGCTTGTTTCTCAACATAGTAACATTAAGCGGTGAGGCTGTAGTAGGTGCAATGGTTCCATTTACTGTACTGTAATCCTCTTTATCCAAAGAATAGTCTTTTGTCAGTGCTGACCGGAACAATGAAGCGTTACCGCTTGCATTCGTTGTCACTACCTGTTCATTGTAAGCTACCGTTACTCCCTGGATATTGTTTTTCACATATACATCCTTTACATTGACCGTTATCTTTGAGGTTACATTCAAGTCGAACGGCCATATCACACCGTCTTCGGTCCATGTATAGGATTGTGTCGGGTTGCTATAAAAAGCCGGGTATGAATCAGTCGTAAACGTGTATTCCAGTCCCTTTATCAATAACTGATTAGTATAACCGTTCTCATCCAAAGTAAGCTTTATCGTTCCTGCCTTGGATGTCATTGTAATGGTCTGATTTGACAAGTACGCTCTTCCTGCCGTACCGTACACCTCCGAAACTTGAATACCTGCGTTAATCAATTCATATTGTACTTCTACATCCAGCACTGTACCACTTTCATTTTGAGGATGTGAGAATGTATCGGATGAAACTTCACCTGCAAGAACCTCATAAGTATATTCTCCTACCGGAACATTCTGCATGACTACCGTTCCTTCCGCGTTCGTCTCACCCTCAAACACAATATCCGGCAATGCGTTGTTTGTCACACGTACCAAAATTCCATCCGGTGGTAAAACTCCCTGTGTTGATACATGGAAAGTAACTGGATATTCCTTCGCCTCCAATTCAATATCCATTCTTGTTTCTGTTCCAGTAGGCTTGAAATTCCCAGTCTTGGTATTGTAATGCTGCTTGCTTACACTGTAAGACATATTTACCGGAGATATGTACATTTGCACTATCCCGTCCGTATCGGTCGTTCCTGTCTGGTTCACAGACATTCCGTTGAACGTCACTGATGCGCCACTTAACTCACCATACAGATTGGATGTGATATATACCGGAATTCTCTTTGAACATGTATATACAAGGTCTTTTGTGTTTGCATCTTTATAATTGACTGTAGCTATTGCACCGTTTCCAGAATAGAATCCTATTGGTTGCACCTGGAAACGTTCTGCAATTCCTGCATACACTGTTTTTGTAAATTGTCCGCTTGCATTCGTCGTTACATTCGCACCCGAAGATGTACTATTGTCGTTGTAATAGCATGCAAGCACAAGACCTGTCTTTACCGGATTTGATGCTGTAGTCGAAATAGAGGGTATTATTTCTTTTACCGTGAATGTGACTGATTTCGTTCTTCTTGTTAATACTGCTGAATGCGTCTTGTCCGTAGGCAGATAGATATTTTCTGTCTTACCGTCGAAATTACTGTTTCCACCTCCATAGGTTATCGTATAATTTCCAGGCGGTATATTGAAATTTCCATTTCCTTGCGATATCAATTGTCCGCTTTCATTCGTTGTTCCAGAAAAACTATATGCTTGTGAAGATGTTCCACCCCATGCACTCGTAACCGTTACCGGACAACTTTCTGCCGCCTTGGAATAAGGATTGTTTGCTGTCAATGTTAGACTGAACGTCATTGCAGCATAACCCATGATTATATCCAGGTAATCAGCCGACAACGGGGGTGTGAATGTTCCAGTCTTTTTCGTATGGTCTGTTACTGTACACTCATAGCTCATTGCAATAGGTGAAATGTACACTCTTGCCGAACCATCACTTCCGGACGTAACGGTTTGAGGCAGTGACATTCCGGACACCTTTATAGTCGCATTTTCAAGCGGTCTTAGGGTATTCTGCTGTTTTACTCTCAATTCAAGCCTTTTTGAAGCCGTTATTTCCATCAGTGTAGGTACACTCGCACCGAAGCCCCAGTTCTTGATTAGCAGACCTTCATTCTCATAGAAACCTTTCTCCTTTATTGTCAACTGATAGTCAATTCCCGGCATTACTTCCGGAAATATCTTTCCTGCTGCATTCGTCGTATATTCACGTACATTATCATTGTACATATTTTTTACCGAAACGACAATTCCGGACTTAACCGGATTGAAGTTCAGAGCAGCTTTCTGTTCAGCAGTTATCTTTACAGTCACCTGGCTTACCGGGGTCGTTATCGTCACGTCCACATAGAAAGCCCTTGGCTCTGCATCACGTGTCACATTCGGCTGCACTGTCAACATCGTACCTTCCAAAGAAGCTATTTCGTCATTCGATATATTGAATTTCAATTCAGCACCTCCACTTGTAAAATCGTATGGCTCATCCTCACCACCAATTTCTGCACGTCTGAAAGTCTTTACATGTTCCATCAAATCAAACGTCACTCCTTTGTTAGGAACAACGAAGTTTTCCGGTGTATGAACTATGTAATAATAACTATCATTGGATAATGTTTCTGCCGCATTCTCGCCACTGAATCTTACTGTAGTAGCATCACCGGACACACCGGGAATATTCTCTATTACGTCAACTTCCGGTTCGATTTCCCTTCTTGTCATAGTGAAAGGAAGGTCTATATCCTTCAGTTTTTCGAGTGTTATCGCCTGGTTTTCTACTGCGTCATAATATCTGTGTGTCGCATTCCAGGTATATTCCCCTGCTTCCGCTCCAAGCTGCAACACACCTATGTCATTCGTGTAGCCAGAATCCACCTTAATTCCGGTCCCTTTGTTTATCAATTCGATATATACACCGGAAATAGGAGCCTTCGTTATCGCGTCCGTTGCGGTATATGTTATTACCGTGTCTCTCAATTCCAAGTAAATTGTTTCCGGTACATCCTGGTCCTTGATAGTCACCGTTCCGGTATATCTCTTATAGTTTCTGTGCGTTACCGTATATTCATAATCACCGTTTCCAAGTGTCACGCTTGCAACACCATTGACGTTCGTGACACGCGTCTCTCCGTTTATTTGCAATTCCGCACCCTGGATATAATTACCGTTCTCAATGTCCCGTACAGTCAAGCGGAATGTATAGAAAGCCTGTTCCAATTCCACAATTTTAGATACTTCCGAACCTTCCACCACTATAAAATCATTAACGGACATATAACCGGACTTGAAAGCCGTATATTCATAGGTTCCGTTCGGCAAGCTTATAATCGCTATACCTTCCTTGTCTGTTAGATAGGTAGAACCATTTATCTTTATCGTTGCTCCTTCCAAAACCATATGGGTAGCAGAATCCAGCACCGTAAACTTTATCGCATACGGAATTGCCGTCATTTCGACGAGAATACAATTAGGGTCTTCTCCGACAATCTCAATTTCCTTTACAAGGTCTTGATAGTCTTCTTTTGCAACCCTCATTTCATATTTCCCGGTTTGCAGCCCCATGCTTGCCTGCCCCTCATTATCCGTCTTTTCCTTTATGTTATTTATTGTAATGTTTGCTTCCGGAATATAAATGCTTCTGTTTCTGTCAATTACGGCAAAATTTACATTCATTTTTGTAAGGAACATTCTTTGAAATATATCTACTGGCTGATTTTCGACCGTAAATACACTTTCTATGGTCTGGAAACCCGATTTTTCAAGCTTGTATTCATAGGTTCCCGGCTCCAAATTAATGACCGCCTGTCCCTTATCGTCCGTTTCAGACGTGTACACGCTTGTCGTCACCTTGACACCCTGCAAAGGCGCTTCTCCTTCATATACAGTAAACGTAACCGGATAGGGTGTTGCAATGAAATCATTTATGTTTATATAAATAGGGTTGTTCAGAACGACAAACTCCCCTGTCTTCTGTGTCCAGTTCGTTTTTGACAATATGTATGTGTATTCCCCATTTTCCAAAAGAATGTTGGCCGTACCGTTACTGTCCGTAATGATTACCTTGTTTCCTATTGTTATGTATGCACCCGGTACGGCTACATTCTTGGTATTGGTTACGGTAAACGAACACAAGTATTTCTGTGACGCTATAACCGATTGAGAGCCTTTATATATATCGCTTTCTCCTGCCGGATAGAAAATATTAGACAAGCTGCTACCCGAATCATACAGAATGTTTCCTTCCAGGTCTCGCATTCTGAATCCCTTAATACGAGGCAACATATTCAAAGGCACTTCTTCGTCAAAATAGGGGGAGAAGTATTCGTCCGGTACATACTTCACGCCTTCCGCAGTCTTCACAACTTCCAGCAAATCATCCCATTCTACCTTTTTGCCTGCTTCCCAGAAACGGAAATCCAAATACTTAGTCATTGCAATCTGGATATTTTTTCTTACATCCGCAATCACTGCATTAGGTGACAATTCCACACGGAAATCTACCCCCTCTTCACCACCTACATACATCCATTTTGCGTTTTCAATCACAATTCCAAGTGTATTCCCCTGCAAATCAAGTTCGGTCAATCCGAAATAGGGTGTAGCTTTTGTAAGCAATTCTTCCAATTCATCGTCCGTAAAGAAAGACCCGTTTTGGGTTACAAGGTAGATGTGCGTCTTTCCGTCCTCACCCAAACCGACATTCATAACCTTTAGAATGCGTGAATCCAAATCCTGGAATATCTGTGTCCAGCCTTCCATAGTGTCGGTGGAAAGCTTGTTGTTGTAATTTATTATTCTGTTTCTGAATGTTTCATCGTCCTCATAATCACGTCCACCAATAGCTGCATATTCATTCGTGCACTCTATATGTGTCAACGGTCTTGGTGATACTTCGGTAATACTGTTCGCCTCCACATTGGTAGCAGACCCGGTGATAACGCTTCTTACACTGATATATCCATATCCCGACTTATCAACCGTAAAAGACTGGTCTACAGTAAATTGCACTCCGTTCTTTGAAATAAACTTTGTTCCTACCTCATAATGCGTGCCAGGCTCGGCAAAAACACGTACATAAGTAGAGGAACCAAGCGCTTCTTTTCTCGGACTTACACCGAACAACGCAGCCGATTTGTCCAGATATTCGCCTGTTGCCGACTTGGGGAAAATCTGCGCCTCCACTATGGCAATATCCTTTATCGCTTTTTGCGCCACCTTTGCAGTACCATAAGCGACACCATTAAGTACAGAACCGTCCGCAATGTTTGAAACGCGGTCGGTCTTGTTCAAGAACATTTCAATCCACAAATTCTTCAAATTTGCAATCGTATTCGCTGTTTTCGTAATCATTGTAAATATATTTAAATAGGAACATTAATAACAAAATCTTCTCTCGTCACGGTTGTAGCCTTCACCTTCATAAACACCGCGTCTTCTTTTTTTACCAAATCAAGAAGCTCTGCACTCGCCCATCGGTTATCTCTTTGAAACATGTTCATAAGGGCCTTAAATATTACCGGGTATTGTATTGCATTTGTTGTCTGACCTACAAAATCAGATGGAAGTCCGTAGTCCTTGAATTCCGGAATACAGCCTTTCAAAGCCTCCAATATGATTTTTAATGCCTGCTCCATAGATGTACTGAATTTCTTCACCTTCAAATCATCATTCTTAAACTCAAACTCCGTATCTATGTCTTTACCCAACACGTTCTCGCCTACCAGTGTATCTACCACATTATCCACATAGTTTACACCGATATTGCGAAGATTTACAGCAAAAGTATTACTTCCTTGACCTGCCTTATAATCCTCTTCTATAATGTATTGTGGTGTGGTTATAGAGGTCCAGTCGTCTTCCGGGTCCGTCATTGCGATTTCTTCCGCTACATTTTCAAACGTCTCGCCTGTCCTTAACTGCTTGTCAAGCTGTAGAGTGTTCTGTCTTCCAAGCGTTGCACTTCTTAACCATCTGTCAGAATTTTTTATTGTCAATATCTTTGTTTCCACTTCCGAAAAATTGTCTAATATTTCCCACATAGAAATATCGTCCAACTTGTTTTCATGGAGTTGAAACATAGGCTCTACGATATTGATTTGTGCAATCATCTTGTCAAGTTCGTAGAATGACTGTGCGTTTATCTCGCCTCCCTGGTAATAGTCCACTATATAGGGGTAATGATTATTACAAAAATCAACATAATCCTGGAAGAACTTCTTTATGTCGTACCCTGTAATATTCTTGAATTTGGCGTATGCCGTTTCCATTACTGCATCCATCCTTTATCCTCCTTTTATAACAACGTTGCTAAAGAAGCCGCCAAATCGTTCACACCTTTCTGTATTGCTGCGGCCGTACAAATTTTAGTGAGTGCTGTTTTTGCTTTCTGTTCTCCTGCTACAGCTTCCAAAGGCGCTATCGCTGTCATTGTAAGCGAATATTCCCAAATCATATTGCGCTGCAAACTCTGATTCAATACCAACCCTGTAGAAGGCACAACTACCAAATAACTCTCACCCAAAGCCATATTATAAAAGTAAAGACGGAATGGCAAGCCGTCCTTATCCACACCGTTACTTTTTGATATGATAGCTTGCAATATCTTCGTGCATCCATATCCATTTTTTACAGATGGGTCAAATGAAGCTGATTTTAAAGAATTCGTACTTTTCCCCGAAACATCGCTTAAACTCCATTTCCCGGCTGACAGACTATAGGCCGCTCCTGCCAAACTTGACGCACCACCGCCAAGCGACAACAACAACTTGAAAGTACGTCCGAAATCTCCTCTTATCGTTATGTCCTGCGGTACAAAAGTAGGAGAAGACAACACCGTAACACCCCCTGCCGTATTCCTTATGTTTTCCCTTTTTGCTTCCGTCTTGCTTATCGCATTCGGGTTAATCGGGAACGTGAAAAAATCTATCGTATTGTTCTTTGAATCCGCCAATTCAAGCGTACAAAGATACACCTCAAAATCATTGGGAAATTGAGATGCAAGTATAGCTCTTCCGGCTGTCTCTATCAAAGACCCTGCTTTCTGTATTGCTGATTGCGCGATATTTGCCATTTTATCAATTATTTCTCCAAAAATACGAAATTCTTATCAATCCGAAAAAGTTACCGTGCTTTTTATTCCATCAAACTGCAATGGGTTAACTGCCGCTACCGCACCGACCCCGGCACCGAATCCGGCTTTACCTCCATCCATCGCCCCCGAACCTGCAAGCGCTGTTTGCCATGCGTTCTTTAGTGTCATTATCTGGTTCTCCACATTATTCAATAGCTGTATCAAAGTGTTCGCCAGTGTTAGAGGTTCCTTCGCATTGTTTATATTGACTTTCTGTCCGGTCATAAGCTTTATTAGGTTCTGCGTTAACTGAATCATTTCCGCATCATTGTCATATCCCAGCACTACGCCGCTTTCATCCATTGTTATATGGCTTTTCCCGTCGTGGAAATTAACGTCTACAGTGTTGGGGTCGGCCTTTATTACGGTTGTCTTGTCCTGGGTCTTCCACGTAAAATTAGCCTCTTCCATGTTCATAGCGAAACGCCTTATCTCCTTATCCTTTTCTTTCACGTCCTCGACCACATTAACGACTTCCGCAATGACTTCGTTATATCCGGTTACCTTCACCTTCTTGGAAGCCACTATCTCGGCTTCCCCCGAACTCTGCAATCTTATCTTATGTTTTTCGTTACCTCCTAATGTAACGTTGAAATTTACGGGCTTCTCTATAGAAGTAAGGTTCATGTTCCATTCCTGGTTGCGTGGGTCTATCGTCATAGACATAGTTACTCCTTCCACCTGTTTTTTCATCCGTATAACATCCTCGCTCCATGCCGGAACCTCATCATTCCCTATAAAGGTGCCTATAACTGTAGGCTGATTAAGAAAATCGCTGCTCGCTATCATTACCTGGCATCCCTTCTCACCCGGTTTTTCGGGAAACCATATGTTATTGATAGCCTCGTTGGTAATACGTGCATCATTACGGAATATACCGCCTTCCATCATCACGGCAACTATATTCGTCCTAAATACCGTATCTATATACGCTTCCCTGCCTACATCCGTGGGTATCATTATATACCCCTTCATTATAGGCGGCAAATTGTTACTGCTTATTCTTGGTTCTCCTCCTGCCATTAATCAAGTCCTCCAAAAAATTTCCTGTTCAAAAAATAATCAAACTGCTGCTTGTCAACCATCGGGTTGTCATAGGATGTTATCTGTCCGCTTTCCGCTTCCTTCGCCTTCTGTCTCAAACCGCTTAAATCCACCAACTTAAAATAATCGGGTGTAAATCCGGACGCTGATTTTTCAGAAACCGAATTGTCGTTTCTTTTTACCGCTTCCATCAGATTTCCTTTAAGTATAGGTACATAGAATCCTCTTTCCACCTGTAAAACGGTACGTCTGTCCACCCCGTCACGGTTAAATGATATAGTGTTGGTTACATTCGTCACATAGAAAAACTCGTTCGTACTTTGGTTCAGCACGAAAGTTCCCACCTTTATGCGTCTGTCCCCGTTTATCTCTATCGTTCCGCACCGGGTAAAAGGTACATACATGTTGCTTTCGACAAGATAAATCAAGTCATTCAGCATTGTTGCCTGGTAGGTAGAAAATATCTTCTGGTTTTCCGCTCCGTTCTGTATCATGCGAATACAGTACATATCCACGAAATCCATTTTCCTGTTACCCCATCGTTCCACATACTCTTCCAGGTACACAATAGGAACAAAGGCCAACCCAGGTTTATCACGTCCCCCTACCTGCGCATTCTGTGCGTGTAACTGGAACCAGGTGTAAACCCGTGGGTCGTAGCTCAAATTATACGATATTACATTATCCGGTGTTATCGTAATATAGTTTTCCGACTTGAAAGCGTCTTTTATTGCCTTCTCCGTAAACGGTGGCTGTCTTACAATGACATCAATCGTGTTTATATAGGTGTCAAAGAAAAATTCTGTCAACGGATATTGGCAAATGCGTTCCATGTACTGCATCAGTGTTCCGTTCGGGTTCCCCAGTCCTGTATCTGTCACAATCCTTTCCATTATATCCCCAGACACTTGCAGCTTAACAATCTGCCATATTCCCCTCACCTTCAAGTCCTGCTGTCCCGGAATACTGTATGCCGTTATCCGCTTGTCACCCCATGAAGAAAAAACTTCATCACTACACAATCCGATAGAAGACATTATATTAATAATAAACCAAATACATTCATTTATCGTTTTGTACCCCAAATTCCATACAAATTGATACTCTCCACCAAATATATTTCGTCCGTTCCAGATACCGCCCGTTTTCCTTAACAGCCAGTTCTGTACAGTATCATTGACATTTTCCAAAGGTATGAAATAACTTCCGTCCTCCACAAACATTTTTGCAATATCGCGTCCGCTTATGACGGTACTCTTTGAATTGTCTTCCGAAGAATAGGTTTCCATTACACTGTCCACAAAACCTATCATATCCCAAACATTATAGTCCGGACCATTATTGGCAAGCTTGTTCAACGGTACAAACAAATCATTGGCATTTTCGCTGTCCGAACTTCCTTCCAGTCTCAACCGCTCAAACCGGATAAACACTATATCGTTTATCTGTACCACCTTTTCGAGATAGGATTTATAGTCATATCCTTTAGGAGTTACAACCGGGAATATATCATAATATCCTGCACCGTACACGTTCGACATATTAGCGTCCTTAAAGGGTGTTATGTTAATCGAAAACGTGCCATTCTTGAACCCCTTGTCGGTAGAACATGTATTGACGAACTGGCTTACATCCACAACCTTGTTTATAGCCTTGCAGTATATCCACACCTTAATGTTTATAGGCTGTACTTTTGTCCTTACTGACATTTCTTCATCCAGTGCAACCACATTGTCCGCTACATATCCTTCCTTATCCTGTAGAAGCTTTGTCAAATTTTCAGACCAATAAGCCGAAAAATCGCGTTGCTTCATGAACATGTCGCTCTTTGACGCTTTTTGTATAAGCAAAGGAGAATCCTTTATAGGAAAAGAAAGAGGGGTATTCGGCTTGATATACGGCAAATTCTTGTTTGAATACTCGTTCTTGTACTTCTCTTTCTCCCAATCGTCATATGTGGCCCAGATAGCATCCAGATTTGAAATTTTGGAAATCTCGTTTACCACGTCCATAAATTCCGGAACTGACAATTTCTTTGCTTCCGGTGTATCTGGCCCCAGTCCCTTTTGCCAATCGTCTATAAACGTTTGGGGTTCTACGTTGTACTTATAACTCTGTATGTTAAATATATTTACTTTCATCGTTCTTATCTTTCTGCTGGAATATTACGACTTTTTCCTGCTGTAATTATATCCAAGAATCCTTTGGATATGGACATTTGAATACCTTTCAATAAAGCATCCCAATCGGAGCTACCTGCTTCTTTATATGCACCAGAAACAAGTTTCGTATCTTCTACTATTTGCTTCGGCATTCCTGCATAAGTATCTATTCTATCTTTCACACCTGCCAATATTGCGGTATCTTCTTTAATACTGTCCAGAACTTTTTTTATCTCTTTCAACTGATTTGCACCTTCCGACATCTGGCGATTCATATTACCTGCCAAAATGGTTTCCCCGGCACCTACAGTCCTCCGTGCTGCGCCCCTGTCATAAGCTTCTGCGGGCGTTTCCTTAATCCTTTGACTTGCCTGCCTATACAAGTCAAACAAATTGCTTACAAGCTTAGACGGGTCACTATCCTTTTGTATCGTAGAATTAATGTCATTCCAGGACAAATTAGGAAGTATTTCGGACATTGCCAAACGTAACTGTTCAGAACCTCCCCCAGTACGTTCTACAACCCTATTCAAGAAATTTTCCATAACTTCGGGGTCTGCCGCTCCTGCACGTATCTTTTCCAGTTCTTCCTGGATTTCCGAATAGGAAGTCTTGTCTGGCATTACTTCCTGGATAGACCGCACAAGCATTGCATTTGTCACCTCGTCTTTTGACATCCCCTGTCCGGTAAATGCTTGCTGTACCCTTTCAAGCTGTCTTCCCTGCAATCCGGTTGCCTGGCGTATTCCGCTAAACATCGCTGCAAGCTGTCTTGCATCAAAATCACCACGTTTGGAAAGAATCTGGTCCGACTGTGTAATGAAAGTATCTAAACTTTCTTCCATTGTAGAGGCTATCTGCTCGAACGGAATGCCTAAATTTTTCATTGCCTGCTCGAACTCTCTGATAATCGCAGAAGCCCCGGTACCCGAATCCTGGTCTCCGAACCTCATTGCACCCTGCAAACGGTTGACCGCATTAGGTGACAATCCAAACAGTCTTTCTGCTGCCATTACAGACTGCGTTTCCCTTACCGCATACGGGTCGTATTCATTGCCACCGACAAAACGTCCTCCTCCTGCACGTATCAATTCGGCACGTCTTCCAAGGTATGAAGCGTAATCCATACCAAGTGATTCGGCTGCATAACTTCCTTCCCTTCCGGCTTGTCTGAACGCTTCCCCGGCTGATACACCCATAACCTGTGCATACGGGATAACACGTCTTTCGCCTTCCGCGTATTTCCCGAAAGTTGCCATCATCTTTTCTGCTGCAAGCTGTGCTGGCAATTCTATACTTTTTGCAATCACATCTCCAACTAAAGGAATCCATCTATAAGCGTCTGCCTGGTTAGCGGCTTGCAATCGTGTATAATTTGCGGCAGTCTCCACGGTTCCTTGATATTGCGACCTTGCCTCGAATTCCTGGTTTCTGAAATATCTCTCGGACAATACGTTTTTGGCGGTATTGAATGCCGCTAAACCTCCCAGTCCGCCCAATATTCCTTTTAATCCTCCTCCGAATATATTTAGTCCTCCTCCTATTCCACCTGTACTTCCAGTAGGTGGTACAATGCCGCCAGGTGTCCCTGTTCCACCTCCGAAACCCGAACCGGAAACGGCTTTCTGTATTTCTTCTAATATGTTTTCTGCACTGTCTTCTATAACAGATACGGAATTTGCAATAGTTTCCAGGTAACGGGTAATACTGGTTCTTTGGTTTTCCTCACCCGTTCCTTTTTCAAGTCCTCTTAAAGCGGAAATGACATCACGTCCTATATTATCCGTTACCACTCCCAGTCTTGTAATTGCACGTATTATCCCCTCGTCCGAAAACTTGATTTCCGTCTGTCCGTTATCCGTTATTTCCGGTCTTCTCTGTATTCTATCGTCTTCCCTTAATAGAGGTCTGTTCGGTTGTTCTGAAACGACCTCCAAATTCCCCTTTTCCCTTATAGCGGTTGTATTCTCCGTTATTGTCTGGGTATTCTTTTCAATATTTACAACATTCTCGGTTATATTCTCCGTATGCCGTGAGTTGTCCGTTCTGTTTTCGCTGTTATCCTGGAAATTCTTGGAATTATCAACGTTCGTAACGGATTCGTCTATATTCTCGACGTGTCTGTTTATCTCCCTTAATATTTCCTTCTGCGTTTCCTTTGTTGTCGGTTCTTCTCTTTCTACACCTCTTTCTATAGGGGTAACT